CCCATTTGTAGTTCTCCTCGCCGACGCCCGGAGCCAGCGACCGCTCGACGTAGGCTTGCGGATATTCGTACCCCTGGGCCTGTACCGGGATCGCGGCTTGTTTGAGGTACATACCGCCCGAAATGGAGCCGCCCTCCCAGTAGAGCACCTCCCCCTCGGGGTGTTCCTTCGTGCGCAGGAACACGTAGCCCTCGTTCCGCTGCGTGCCGCCGCCCGTGAGTGCGCATCCCAGCAGGATCGCCTTGTCGCCCGCCAGGTTGCCGATGATCGACACCACGTGCGCGTTGGTCTGCATATAGTCGAGCATCTCGCAGTCGGCCGGAAAGTCTTTGTTCGATTGCAGGAGGAACCTGCCCTGTATCTGTTTCATCGTCAAATGTAGTTTATGGAGAATCGTTTCGAAGCCAGCTTGTACGCATCCACCACGGCCCGGACCTGCGTGATGTCCAGCTTGTCATAGAGCGCCAGCGGGATATTCACCCAGAAGTCGTAGCCGCTCACCCCGCCGTAGCCGCGGCGGTTGAGAATCAGGATCCGGCCCGATCCGCGGCGCGGGACCAGCACCTCGGCGTCCTCCTCGCGTTTGTGCAGGGTGATGAAGCCCACGTTTTCGACCGTTTCGGTGATTGTGATCCTCCGGTCGATGGGATCGAACTTGTCGTTCAGCAGCGCCCGCAGGTAGCACACCTGGCCGTTGTGTTCGAGGCGGTAGTCGCTCTCGCGCTTCCAGAGGATGAACCGCGTGTGCAGGTATTGCAGGGGCGACACGGCGGCGTAGGCCATCGCGGCGAAGAGCGGCCGCCGCCAGAAGGTCGGCAGCAGCAGGAGCGCCAGGCGCTTGAAGTTCACGTCGTACTTATCCATTGTATGCCTTCATATTGAGTACGACGTCGCCCATCTCGAAATAGCCCGCGGCCGGGATGCACCGCGCGTCGATCGTAACCAGCACCTCCTCGCCTGCCGCGACGGTCGTCGCCCCGCGGAACTCCACGATCCGCACGCCGTCGAGCGTCTGGAGCGCATCGACGAGCGCCATGTTGGTATATTCGCCATTGAAGGGCAGGTTCTCGATGTAGTTGCGGACAGCCTCCCGACAGGCGCTCTCGACCGTTTCGGCCACGAGCATCGGGTCGTAGTACACGTCCGCCTCGCAGTTGAAGCGGTCGGGGTCGATGTTCACCAGCGCCGTGCGCACGCCCGCGTCCTTGATCTCGGCGATGTAGGCCGCAAGCTGCGCCTCGGTCTCGGCGTCGAGCCTGCACCGCTTGCCGTCCTTCTCGCCCGCGACCTTGATCGTCAGGAGCGAAGCGTCCCGGTTCTCGACCGCCACGGCGTGCTTGACCACCCGTGCCGCCGCGATGGCGTCCTCGGTCATCCCCTCAGTGTCGTAGCGGTCCGTGTCCGCGATCAGCGTCTTGCCCTTCATGAACGCAAGCACCTTGTCGCGGTACCACCGCGGACGGTGCGGGATGATCTCCTCGATGCGTGTGTCCACCTCGCCCTTGTACGTGTCGAAGAGCTTCTCCAGCGTCCACGCCGCAACGGCGAAAATGTAGAACAGAATCCCGATGACGGATACCTTGCTGAAATGCGACGTGAAGCTGTCGCCCGGCGTAAATCCGAACAACTCCGCAACGGATTCGTTACGCATGAAATCCGCGCAGATCGTTTCCTTGATTTCCTCGATCGTTCTCATCGTACCACAAAGTCTATTTCAATCCCCATAAACCCGATACCGCCGTAAGGAACCATTTCCGTCTCCTCGGCCGAAGGTGCGGTAGCTGGTTTTATTCTATCGGCCGCCAGTTCCTGCACGACAGACTCCTCTCTGGTTGTCGTCATGACGATATCGAGTTTCTGCCCCGTGTTCAGTTCGTCGGTCAGCGCAAGACCGTTACGTTCGGCAATTTCGAACGCGGCCTCGACAGTCCCGCATTCCTGAACTGCGATATCCAGCAGAGTCTGGTTATTTCGTGTCGTAGTCTGCATCGACGGTCAGTTTATTGTTCGTTATATCGACTTCTACATCGTTCACCCGCATACCGTCAGCCTTCAGTTGAGCCGTAATCTCGCGTGCCCATCCAGTCGTTTCGTGGTCATTGGCGATGTTCGTGATCCCGACCCCGAGGGTCGGATATTCTTTCAATTCTCCCTTCATTGCCTGAAGAATCGCAGCTTGGTTCTGAATCGTCACCTCTCCGACCTGCAGGCCCTGCACATAGACGTTTTGGTCGTTACGCCGAGGATCGATTTGCAGATCTCCTGTCTCGGGATCGATCAGTATGCCGATATTCTTAGCCATTATCAGTGTGTTGCTTTTTTATCCTCCAAATCTTCGAGAGAGATGGTTGCGGCCGCCATTTGTTCGGAGAAAATCCCTGCTCCCGTTCCTCCGTTGGCCGCAGCTCCAATGCCTACTCCTGTCAGTCCGGCAGCGACGGCCGTCCGCATCGTTTCGCAGTAGCGCTGAACGCTTTCCAGCGAACGGCGCAACGCAGCGGCCAATACCAGGCCGCCCTGCTTCCCGCCGTTGATTTCCACACCGTCAGCCGTAACCTTCAACTGCATCCGACCGACCGTAGCCGAAACATTGCTCCCGTTCATTGTGACGGTCGTATCGCCGTGACGGTAGGTCAGCGCTTCGATCTCTGAATAACCGATCACGGAGCATTCGCGCAGCTCGCCGCACGAAAGGTCGGCTACCAGAACAATACTTCCCGTTGCAGGTTTCAACAGCAGGCCGCCGTCCGCTCCGCCTTCGATGGCTGCCAGACGGATGCCCGGAATCTCCAGTTCGTTATACCGCGCCCGACAGGTGTCACCCTCGACGGAGACGACCTCCATCGGGCGAAACAGGAATACGGACTGTTCCGTGCCCGTAATCTGCTGCAAAAGCTGTTTTATCTTCGAGGCGTTATCCATTGTTTTCTATGCGTTTTCCGATGGTGACGACCCGGCTCGCACCTTTGTCGCAAAAAGTCGTTTCGACGCCCAACACGTAATAGCTTCCGTTCTTGTATTCGTACTCCGTGTCGCGGATCTCGGCCAGCCATGTCGGCTCGACATAGGGTTCGAGCCATCCGGTGAACGAGCCCTCGTAGCCGGTATAGGCCCGCACCTTCAGCTCTTCGTCGGCCCGTTGTTCGAGCGATTTCCGATCCGAAACACCCGGCAATTTGAGTGTAAACTTGTCGCCGCCCGTCGTACCGCGTTCGATACGGATCGTCTTGCCTTTGGCATCGGTTCCCTCGACGACAGCCAGAAACTTCCGCTTCGAGGCGTCCCGGTACTTGAGGTCGGACTTCTCGATGTTCACGGCGAAGTCGTAAATGACCTTCTCTCCGATCTGGGCGTATTGCGGATGGACGTGCAGGGTTTTTCCGCGCAGGTAGATGTTGGCCTTCGTTTCGCTCTGCACCTTGCGCAGCACGTCGTACCCCGTCGCTGCATGGATAGTGAAGTTATCATACGTGAAATCGTAATCGCATGCCACTTCATATTTTCCGACCTCTTCGGCGACCGAGGTCAATAACGTTTTCACCGTTACGCTTTTCAGGACACGGTCCTTGAGGTCTTTGCGGAATTTGTAGAGTTCATCTTCGCAATGAATACGCACGGAGTCGTTATCAGTAGCGATTTCGGAGACATACCCGGAAAATTCATCGCGCAATATCCGATCATATCCCAGGCGGATCCGAACAGCATCTCCTTCGGCGATTTTCTGTTCGACCTTCAATGCCCGGTTGAAAAGCGTCCCCGGCAGCGTAATATCGGCCGTATCAGCCAGGTTTTCGACGCTGCATTTGATCGCAACCTTTTCGAGCGCCGCCAGCCGATACTTCCCGATCGTTATGTCAAAGTTCATCGAATACATTTCGAACGCCGTTAAACCGGAATAAAAAGCGAAACCGGATTGTCGCTGTATGCTTTGATCTCGTAGTTCTGGTTTTGCAGGCCTTTTGTGTGCGGAAAGCTGACACTCTCTATGGCCAGACGCGTAATACCGAACAGCAGCAGAATATCATGCTCCACGTCGAGGTGACTGGCAGTATCGAACAGATTACGCAACTGCTGGACGCTCTCTTTCGGATATTCGTTTTCCGCGGCGATAAATATGCCTTGGATCGAAATTTCGTAGTCGCCCTGGCTCCATCGCTCCTTGACCGTTCCCGTTCCTTTGCCTTTGGCAGGAGTTCGTCGGATGATTTCGTTCTTGCCGCTGATCGACACCAGGGGTTCAAGCGGGAAAGTGAACCAGTTCAGAATCCCGTCAGTCGAACGCTTGAGCCGCAACGGCATGACGGATTTTATCGTTCCGACGGTTGTCATTTCCGACCGGATTTCGTCCGCATCGGCCGTCCGCACCCCGTCCGTGTCCCTGAGTAGGAAATACGGAGGCAGAGCTCCGAAGCCGCCGAGGGCCTGCGTCGTGCGGATGCGGAGCGGATCGCGCAAGCCATCCGATGAAACGATGACGTCAGGGGTCGCTTTCCCAATGTTGAAAAATACCTTGCCCATCCTATTGTGCCGTTGCGGCCATTTGCAATACCTGAATCAGTCTGTTCTCCAGATCGCGCTGCATGTCGTCGCGCGAACCCTCGTAGCCGCCCTCGAAAACCAGCTTATCGACCAGCGCCCCGAGTGAAATGTTGATCGTCGTGGATCGTTTGCCGCCCGTGGCGATGGCCGAAACGGCTCCCGCCCCGGCCGTACTGCCGGAGGTTCCGTTGCCTCTGCCCGGGGTATTCGCTGCCAGCTCGCCTCCCATGCCAGGCAGGGAGGGCGACGCGATCCCCAGCGAGGTTTTCAATTTCGCGGCGACGTCGCCCAGCGACCGTTCGGAATCCCACCGAAGGCGGATGCCGTCGAGCGACGCCCTGGCTTTGGCCGCATGGTCTGCGACCCGTTTCGCCCCTTCGATGATCGCCTGCTGGCGGTTCTCGATATCGGCGTTGATCCGGGCGATGGCGGCCTGGTTCTCGGCGCTGTCGCCCAGCCCCACGGCCTCCTTGAACTTGTACCATCCGAGTTTGATCTTGTCCAGGCCGATCATAAGGCCGTTTATCATCGTGCTGAAATAGAGCTTCACGCTCTCCACGAATCCCAGGAACGAATGTTTCATGAATCCAACCGTGCCGTCCCACAGCGTACCCCAGCCCTGCACCTTGTAGCAGACATAGCCGATTACGGCGATCAGTCCGATGACCGCGGCGATGATCCACGTCACGGGACACGCCAGCAGGGCAAGGTTCAACCCGTTCTGCGCTGCGGCCCATGCCCATTTCGCCGTGGTGACGATCCCCGCCCAGGCGGCCATCGCCTTGGACTGGAGCGTGACGAGGAACATGGACGTCGCCAGTATGCCGAGCGCTGTGCCCAATACCGCAACGACCGTCGCGTGCCGCTGCATGAACTCCGAGACCCATCCGATAGCTGCCCCCAAGGCGTCGATGCCTTTTCCAGCAAGTCCGACGATCCACTCCAGCGCGGTCATGGCGGGAATCACCAACGGCTCGATGATCCCGTAGAGGCGGAACAGCAGGTCGCCCGCCAGTCCGAGAAGCGTGGACCACTTGCCCGCGGCCGTCTGTCCCATCTTTTCGGTCATGCCGTGGAACTGGCCCCCGGCCTGCGTCGCCGAATAGAATGCTTGTGTCACCATCTCGGCCGAGATCTTGCCTTTCTCCATCTCCTCTTTCAACACGCCGATGGATTTTCCCGTCTTGCGGGAAATTTCCGACAGCGGATTGAATCCGGCATTGATCATCTGCAGCAGATCCTGCCCCATCAGCCGTCCCGACGCGGTCATCTGCGAGAAGGCCAGCGTCAATGAGTTCAATTTGTTCCGGTCACCCATTGCGATATCGCCCAGCGCCTTGATGTTGGGCATGATCCGATCCTGTGCAATGCCGAATGAAAGCATCATTTTCGCGGCATCCTGCAACTCGGCTGTCATGTAGGGTGTTACCATCCCGTATTGGCGAATCTCCTCCCGCAGCGCTTCCGATGCTTTCGTGTCACCGCGCAGCAGCACGTCGAAGGCGACCTGCACCTTTTCCCGTTCGAAACCTGTTTGCAGCGCCTTAAATCCCGCCATGCCCGCCATGACGATTGGATTGGTCAGCGTATTGGCGAACGGGATGCTGTTGAAGGCATCCGACAGCATAGTCTTGATCTTGCCGCCGTTCACCCGTTCGAGCTGGCGGATCTGTCGTTCGAGGGCCTTGACCTCGATGTTGGTACGACGTATGGCGTTGATGTTGCTGGCTGGAATCCACTCGCGCTCGGCACGTAGCGCATCGACACGCTCGCGGAGACTGCCCAGCGTGACACCGCATTTCTGCATGGTGTTGCTCGCACTGTTCACCCGCTGCTCGACCTTCGCCCAGACTTCCAACGCCCGGTTGTTGGTGATGTTGATCTTATTCAACTTCCCCGTGATCCAGTCGTTCAGAGAGAGCGTATATTCGACAACATTTGCCATTGTGTCCGTTTTTTCGTATCTTCGCTGCGTATGGTAGCAGGACTTATAGGTATTTGGTTCGTCGTCGCCGTGGTTTTCTATGTGTTGAAGGCTGCGCGGGCCGTGCTGCCGTGTATCCCGAAAGCGCTCGGCGTGTTGCTCTGCCTGCCTGCGATGCCCTTTGCCGTAGCGTATAAAAACCGTGAAACGCATCCGTGGCAGGCGCGGTGCATCGTCATCGGCTGGTCGCTGCTCTACCTGCTGCTCGCCTTCATTCTCTATATGGAAAATTAGAAAAGGTCCGGATCGCGGGGTTCTTTCCCCCGTACGTGACAACGGCGCGACTTGCGGAAAGTGACCCGCGGACGATGCCGGCGCGGCCCTCGGTGTTGTCCTTCGCACGGAAGTAAATCTCCCGACAGTCCGAACCTTGTGATTCCGGGCCTGCTATTTCTGCCGTGCGGCTTCCGCCTCCTGCTTGCGTATCCACTTCAGTTCGTTCACACGCATGGCCCATTCCCAGTCGGTGAGGCTATCGGGGTCGATATGGAGGTAATAGCGCAGCTGGGTATCCAGTTTCCGGACCCAGTCGCGGCCCTCCGCAGGATCGACCTCGGTAGCCTTTAAAGCTTTTCCAGCTCGGCCTCCGCGTAGGGTACGATCTTGTCGAGCACTCCCGACGCGCCCATGAACTTGTCATCGTCGCGGCGGATTGCCTCGCTACCGCCCAGCCAGCACCCGCGCAGCAGGGTTTCGTTGAACTTCAGCGGATCGTTCTTGCCTGCCGTCGTTGCGAACGAGAGTTCGCGGCGCGTGGGTTTGCGCAGGTAGCACACGTGGCCGTTTACCTTGATGGCGAATACCTCGCCGTGCTGTTCTTTCCAAGCGTTGATTTGGTCGGCTGTAACTTCGCCGATAAGGGTTTGTTTGTTCTCCATTTCGATTTTTTCGTTGTTTTGCCCGGCCGGAGCCGGATCGTTGTTCGTCTTCGTCTACTCTCTCCGTAAGAAGAGGAAAGGCAGCTTGAGGTCCTGGAACTTATCGCCCTGGTTGGTTTCGCGCGGATCCTCCGTGAACTGTACGCCTCGTAGCTTGTGGATCGTCGGGAGGTCGCCCTTCTCCGGGTCGCCGTAGGAAACCACTATGTCGAGCTGAATGTCGAGCAACGAGCCGCCCGATGCAATCTCCAGCGCCTCGACTTCGGATTGCGTGAGTCCGATTTCGCCGTCGTTCGAGATATTCCCGCTCTGAATAGCCAGCGCTTTGTTCCCTTTGCCATAAAGCGCCTCTTTCTCCTTCTTGGTCGTGTACTTGATCGAGCGGAAGCCCATCACGTCACGGCCGCCCATGTAGGCGGTGATATCCTCCCAGCCGTATTCTTTGCCATTGATCATTGTCCTGTCATTTTATGCGGTTTTGAACCCAAGCTCCACGTCGATATACTTTGCATATCCGTTGGGCTTGACGCGCAGCCCGATCTTTACCTGCGAAGTGGCCAGAATGTTCTGGTCGTAGTCGATCTTGCACTCCACGCCCGTATCGGACGAATCCGACGGATCGTTGCCCAAGTTGCCCTGTGCGGTCATCTGCGTCTCGATGGCCTGCTCGACGTCGGCTTCGACGGTCGAGCACCAGGCGGGAACCAGAGTGCCGGACTTCGAGACCGGAACCTCGTCGTTGAGCCACTCGACCAGCTGCGCGTAGGCGATGCGGTACGCCTTGTCGATGACGCGGCGGTTGGTCAGCGCGCGGTAGTCGTCCTCGGGCGTCGTGGCCAGGTTGTCGTCGGTGATGAAATACCCGGCCTTGCCGACGAACGTGCGGAAGGTGATATACCCCTTGTCGTTGATCGTCTCCAGGTCGGCCAGTTCAGCGGGCTCGGCCCCCACGTAGAAGGTCAGCGGCTGGAGCGCACCGTCGCGCACGCGGCTGATTTTCCGCTGGACGGCCGAGGCGGCGATGCGCCCGGCGACGACACCCATCGCGGCGTTCTTCGACGAGGCCGCGGTGTCGCCGAGCACCACGCCCGCGCGGTTGTACTCCGTTTCGGTAAGGTCCTTCAGCGCCGCGGGGTCCCCGGCATAGCCGTAGCCCTCGACCAGCGAGAAGATTGGCGCACGCAGCGTGTCCGTGGCCCAGTCGCCCAACTGCTGGGCTTTCGGCAGCGCGGCGAACACGTCGGCGTCGAGACCCTCGGTGGTCGTCAGTTCGTAGGCTTCGGCCGGAGTCTTGAAAGCGACCAGACCGCGGATTTTGCCGTTCGACGCCTTGAGCAGGGCCACGGCTCCGGCGGCGTTGTCCTTGTCGAATGCGTTGGCGAAGGTCTCGCTCTCGGCATAGCCCGTCAGCCAGAGCTCCGTTCCGTCGCCCGCCTCGGCGTAGAACTCCTTGACGTTGCGGTAGAGGTTCGGGTTATTCTCCGACGTGACGCCCAGCGCCTCCAGGTCGGCGAGCTTACGCAGCGTATACGCCTTGCCCAGCTTGAACTTGTCGTCGCCCGTCACTTCCTTCGCACCCAGCGCCATCATGCCGAGGCAGCCGTCCGCCATCGCGGCCACCTGTCCCAATGTGCCGTTGGCGTAGTTGATTCGTACTCTCGGTAACATTTATTTGCGTTTTACGGTGATTACTGCCTTGTCGCGGAGCGTGGCCGCATGGTTGCGGGCCTCGGATTCCCTGAAGAACCCGAACCCGTTGGAGGTCATGTAGACGACAGGGGCATCCGGGTATGCGGCCAGGATTCGCCCGGCCTCGGCCTTCAGACGGCTCCCGACTCCCGATTCCGTGGTTGCACGGTCTGCCGCCTCACGGGCCGCCGCCTCGGTAGCCTGGCGGGCCGCCAGTTCCTCCGGGGTGTCGGCGAATGCCGTTACCGCAGAAAGTGGCCGCTCGTCCTCCCCGGCCGTTGCCGGGGTGTCATCGGTCTGCCGATCCGCCGTGCCGCTCTCATCATCGGATGCGGAGTCCGGCCGGAGACCGGGTGTCGTGTCCGGAGCTTCGGGGACCGACGGCGTCGGTTCCGCCTCCTTCCCGGCGGCGGGTTCCGTGTCGGGAGCCGGCTGGAGATCGGGCGATTCGTTCCCTACCTGCATAGACACGTCCGCGGTCTGGACGGAGGCTCCGGCCGTTTTCGGAGCTTTCCCGGCGGTTTTTGCGGTATGATTGTTTTTTGCCATTCAATTGTTGTTTTAACGGTGTTTGAATAATCTGTAAGTGCCATAAGCCACGACCAGCAGTCCGGCAATGCACAGGGCATGCTGCCACCAGGTAAGGCCGCGACGCTGGGCCGTCGTGAGATCTGTTTCGGCGGCTTCCTGCCGGGAGGTATTTCCTTCCGTCCGAAGCTGCTGCCTGGCATGACCGCCGCCGAGGATCGTGTCGGCCTGGATTCGGTGTTCGGTCTGTCGTACACGGTCCGCCTCGTGAGTGGAATCCGTAAGGCGCCGCCGTTGGATGGTCTCCCGCCGCAGGGGCGGTGTTCCGGTCAGCGTATCGACTGGACGGGAGGTGTCGTATTCCCGTGTGACGGTCTCGACCTCCTCCCCGACAACCCGGTGCAGATGCCGCTCGCCGTCGAGGTTGCGGATCAGTTCCTCGCACAAGGCCCGGAAAAACAGGCTGTCGCGCGTCGAGAGTTCCTCGCGGAGCACCTGCATCCGAAGGTCGTTTTCCGCTCGGCTGTGCACCGCCGCCGTCCGGCGGGAGGGCGCGCAGGCGCAGAACAGTGCTGCCAGGAGGAGCGGGAGGAGGATTCGCCGCCGTGTCATACAGGGTACTTTGTGAACAGATCCCAGCCCGCCCGAACCTCGTCCATGCGTGCGGGCGTTCCGTTCTCCACGCGGCTCATGGCCGCAACGACCGGAATCATCCGCTCGCCGCTCTTGGTGTCGAGTGGCTCGTCGGGCGACACCTGCGCTCCGGCAGCCACGGCCCGGATGTAGTTCTCCGTATGGTTCTCCACGGGCGGCGCATAGCGCAAGATCATCTCCCGCAGCGTGCGGCATCCGTGACGCACCCGGTAGGTGTGGAGCAGCACGAACATCGCCCGGTAGCCCCACGGCATCGACTCGAACGCCTTAAAGGCCGGGTCGGAACTCCTCGTCTCTCCCTTGTATTTGGTCGCACTCCGGCGGATATTCCCCGGGTTGCAGTTTCTTAGTCCTCTGCTCATCTTCCTTTTGATCGTTGAACTCGAATAACTTGATTAACACGGGGCACTTGTGCGAAGGCGTCTTGCAGCGGAAAGCTTCCTGGATTATCCCGCTCTTGCGCTCCGACTCGTGCTCCTTGATCTCGACCTTGGCCTCCAGCTTCTCGACTTTGGCCGTCAGACGGGTGATCTCCTCCTGAAGCAGGGCCACCAGTTTGGACGTCTCGTCGATACGCCGTCCGTTCTTGCCGAGAATCCAGCTTACCAGCGCGATGGCGATAGGTGCAATGACGTAAATAATCCAGGTCTCCATCCGCTACTCGGCTGCCGCCTGCCTGATCAGTACCACGCCCGCCTTGTCTGCCCGGATGCTCTTGCCTCCGGCGCGCTGGAGGAACGAAATGATGTCGCCGTAGTAGAGCGGGTTGCCCTGGTCGTCGAACAGAAGCGAATCGCCCAGCGCGCGCGACACACAGTCCTCGTGCCATGCCAGACCCGCGGCGCAGTCCGTCGCAGCGTTGGCCGCGCTCCAGGGCTTCAGCGTGCCGTCCGTAGCGACCTTCGCCACCTTCGAACGCTTGTAGAAGTCGAAACCGAGGTATTTGCCGATCACACCGCGGGCGGGGTCTGCGCATACCAGGAAGCCGTTGCGCTCGGCGTCCGTCAGGGAGTTCAGCAACTGGTTGTACATCCGTGCGTCGAGCAGGATACAGCGGCCCTCCTCCGGGATGTCCTGCTCGTCGAAAAGCGTCTGGAGCTCCTCGACGGTCTGCTTGGTCATCCGTTTGCGGTTGCCCGTGGCCTCTTTGATGTGTGCGGCGACGGCCTCGCCGAGCGTCTCCACGACCTTCACCCCTTCGGGAATCCAGTTGTAGATGATCGACTCGTAGATGTCCTGCGCGAGTTTGCGGCGCGACTGGCGTGTGACGCTTTCGCGCTTGTTGTAGGACAGCTCCACCTGCTCGGCATGGGGGATGCGCACCGGGTCCACGGTGAACTCGTCCATCTGATAGATCAGATCGACGTCCTTGCGTTCGGTCACGTTGGCGGGGAAAACCGTTCGGTTTTTCTCCACGTTCGGAGCCGCCCCGGCATTCGGAACGTGCACCGTCTTTTCGTTCACGAACTCGCTGTGATCGACCGAGCGGGCCGCGAACGTGTTGTTGGCGAACAGTCCTTCGATGATGGACTTCACCCAGATTTCAACTTGTAATGCCATTCTGTTTTGATTTGTTGATGATGCGTTTTCGGCTATCCCCGGCAGATGTGCAGCGAGGCGGCCATCTCCTTGTACTTCTTCTCGTAGAGGTCGGGGTGGTTGGCTTTGAGTTCGGCGAGCAGTCCGGCCCGGTCCAGCTCGTCCCACGACTTCGCGGCATACTTGCCCGCGTCACCGCCCTGCGTCCCTGCCAGGCTGGAGAGCTTCGTGCGTTCCGGTACGCTGCCGAAGATCTTGCGGGCGTTCTCCGGGTTGGCCTTGAAGGTTTCGATAACGGCGTCCTTGGCATCGGCTGCGATCTTGCCCGCCTTGACGAGCGCGTCGGCGAAACTTACCGCTTCGACGGCCACGGCGTCCTCCTTCTCCTTCCTGAGCCGGGCGATTTCCGCTTCGGCCGTCTCCTTCGCGGCCTTGAGGCTGGCGATCTCCTCGTCTTTGGCCGCGACGGCCGCGACGATCGCTGCGCTGACGGCAGCTTCGTCCATCTGGCCGCTTTTGCTGCCGAGGGCAACGATAGCCTCGGCCGACAAATTGATTTTTTCCATTTGTTCTTGATTGTTGGTTTGGTATTCTGCATCGACCGCAGCGACAAGCTGCATGGGGTCTAAATTCATGAACTCGTTACGGGCCGAGGAGGTGATCTCGTCGCACAGCCCCGCATCGAGCGCCTCCGCTGCCGAGAACCACGTCTCCTCGCGCATCAGCTTCGCCATTGTCGCCTCGTCCTTGCCCCGGCGGACGAGGACCTGCCGCAGCATGTCGGTAAGCCGCGCCAGTGCCTTCTTCTGCTTGGGGCTCGTCGCCTTTCCGCTCTCCCCCGTGAAATAGGGGTCGTGGATCATCATTTTAGCGAAGTCCATCATGCACACGCGGTCCGCAGCCACGGCGACAACGGCGGCCATCGACGCCGCGATGCCGTCGATATGTACGCAGACGGGGGTGTTCATGGAGAGGATGGCCGAAACGATGCTCATGCCCTGGAAGACGTTGCCGCCCGGAGAGTTCATCCGGATATGAATCATATCGAAGTCGCCCCGGTCGAGCGACGCGAGCTCCTGGGCGAAATAGTCGCCGTCCACCCGCGGGCCGATTGCGCCATAAAGCCGCATTACGGCTTCCCGCGGTGTTTCGTTTACGGAATCTATGTACGTTTTTTCCATCGTCGTCAAAAAGCAGCGGCTTAGCCAAGGTAGCAATCACTGCTGCGCGATCTTATCGCTCAGAGCCGACCGTTGCTACTCGGCCCCGGCTCTGTCTGTCCGTCCATAATAAGACTTTGTAGCGGAAGGGGGATTCGAACCCCCGACCTTCAGATAATGAGTCTGACGAGCTGGCCTCTGCTCCATTCCGCGATTCATGGTGCAAATATCGCCCGGGTAAACTCGCGTAACAAATAGAGTGTAAATAATTTACACTCTATTTTTATTCGGCGGGCGAATGCCCCAATTTTGCACCGTACAAACCGCCCGGAAGGGCTGAATAGAATCGCTGTGAATGGCTAAAACGACCAAAAAGCCGAGGACGAAGCGAGAGCTCGACGTTCTCCGGGATTATGCGTGCCGTCTGTTTCTGAGCGGCGAAACGCAGCGGGTAATCGCCGCGAAAACCGGACTGACGGAGGCCACCGTCAGCAGGTGGGCCAGGGAGGAGAACTGGGACGCCCGGCGCCGGGAGCAGAACTCCTCGTCGGCCGCCCTGGTCAATTCACTGATGTTGGCAGCGAAGAAGATTTCCGAGCTGATCATCACCAAGCTGAACAAGGGCGAAACGGACGACATCGACGGCATTACCAAACTGTCGGACAACATCGCCAAGGTCATGGCCTCGGCAAAGCGCATCGCAAAGGGCATCACCAAGGACGAGATCATCGACGTAATCATCGATTTGGAGCAATGGATGATGCAGCGGGCCGAGACCGACGAGGAGCTGACGCCCGAACTGCTCACGACCATAAACAGCCTGCACAAGAAGTATATCGAATACATTTCCGCACAGGAGGCGTAACGAATGGCATCCGTCAGCAGAAAATACAAGGAGGCGCAGGAACGCTGGATTCAGCATTGCCACGACATCGAACGATCAACGGCCAAGATTCCGAAGGGAACGGAGCAGGAGCGAAAGGACCGCATCGCCCGTGCGCGAAAGGATTACAGGTATTTTGTCCGCACCTATTTTCCCCACCTTGCGACGACCGAGTGCGCGGACTTCCAGGTCGATGCCGCGGTTTACATGCGGGACCATGAAAACGCCCGCGGCCTGTTCGAGTGGGCGCGCGGGCACGCCAAGTCCACGCATATTTCGCTCTTGCAGCCGCTCTGGCTGAAGATCCAGCCCAACGCGCAGCCGTTGATCATGATTCTGGTGTCGAAAAGCCAGGAAGCCGCCCGGCGCCTGCTGGGCGACTTGCAGGCGGAGCTGGAGTCCAACGACCTCTATAATGCAGATTTCGGCAATCAACGGGGAGCGGGAATATGGACGAACGGCGAGTTCACGACGGCCACAGGCGATCTGTTCATCGCGCTGGGACGCGGACAGTCGCCGCGAGGCATCAAGAAGCGCGGGCTGCGGCCCAATTATATCGCGGTGGACGACATCGACGACGACGAGCTGGTGCGCAATCCCCGGCGCGTGGGCGAAGCGGTGGACTGGCTGCTGACGGCCCTGCTCGGAACGATGGCGATGGGGCGCGGACGCCTGGCCGTCGTAGGCAACCGGATCGGCCGCACGTCGGTCATCGGCACCCTGGCGGATAATCCGCATTTCCACCATACCGTCGTCAATGCGCTCGACAGAAAGGGCCTTCCGTCCTGGCCGCAGAACTACACGCTGCGGGAGATCGCCGAAATGCGCGGCATCATGGGCGAGCGGCGTTTCCAGCGCGAATACATGAACAACCCCGTCAATGCGGGAACCGTTTTCGAGGAGAAGCACATCCGCTTCGGAAAGATGCTGCGCATGCGGGAATACCGCGCAATCGTCTGCTACACCGACCCTTCGTTCAAGGCGTCGGCGACGGCCGACTTCAAGGCGACGATGCTCGTCGGCATCACGCCCCAGGGCAAATACCACGTGCTGAAAGCCTATGCCGACCAGACGAAGGTCTCGACGATGGTCGAATGGCACTACGACGCCCACGATTACGTCGGGGACAACCCGGTGCGGTACGAAATGGAGGCGGGATTCATGCAGGACCTGCTCCTCGACGAGTTCCGCAAGTACGGCGAGAAGGTCGGCTACCAGATACCCATCGTCGGAGACACGCGCAAGAAGCCGGACAAATTCGCACGCATCGAAGCCTTGCAGCCCCTGTTCGAGCGCGGGGACATCATCTTCAACGAGCTGGAGCGAGATTCGCAGGGAATGCGGGTCCTCGTCGAGCAGCTCCTCTGCTTCGAGAAAGGCAGCAAAATTCACGACGACGCCCCGGATGCGCTGGAGGGGGCGATATGGAAACTGAGCAACTCCGTGCGTAAGACCAACAACCGCTATGCGGTGGGCCGTCGGGCCAGCCGCAGGTGGTAAAATCAATAGGACAATGTATCTGACACCGGAAGAACTGAAAAGCCACATGTACGCCCATATCGTCGAGGAGATCACCGAGGGCGACGAGCAGATCGTGCTGCAAGCCATCGAAGCCGCCGTCGAGGAGGTGCGCTCCTATCTGCGGCCGCGTTACGACACGGACCGGATTTTCGCGGCGGAGGGTTCCGAGCGCAATGCGCTCGTTCTGGAAAACACCAAGATCGTCACCGTGTGGAACCTTATCAAACTGTCGAACGTCGAAACCATATACGAGATATGGAAGGAGCGCTACGACCGTGTCATCAAATACCTGGAGGGCGTGGCCGCGGGGACGCGCACCCCGAGTCTGCCGTTGCTGACCGACGAGAAAGGCGAAGTCCGGATCAAGATGCGCTGCGGCTCCAACCCTAAATTCAGACACTCGTTCTAATGAAAAAGATCGGATATAAAACAAAGGCGGCAGCCGCTGCGGAGGCAGCCGCCAAGATGGAAAGAAAGCCCGCTCGCCGGAACGATGCGCGGATCATTCGCCGCGTCATCAGGCGGCAGGAATCCGTGACCCGCAAGGACATCGCCGACTGGAAGCGTGCCCGCCTGCAGGCGACGAGTACCTATGAACCGAAGCAGGTGTTGCTGCAACGGCTTTTCTCGGAGGTGATCGACGATGCGCTGATGACCTCGCAGGTGTCGGTTCTCCGCATCGGCAAAAGCCAGGGCGCGGAGTTCGAACTGAAGATGAACGGCCGCAAGGACGAGGCCGAGACGCAGAAGTTCAAGGATTCGGGCTTGTACGAGGACCTCGTCGAACTGATCGTCGAAGCGCAGTTTTTCAACCACTCGCTCATCGAGTTCGACTATGATCCGGCCGGAACGGTCGTGGCCGACCTCGTGCCGCGTGAGAACGTGTCGCCCGAAGTCGGGAAATTCTACCCCGACGCCGAAGGTTCGGAGACGGTGGATTATCGACTTCTGCCGGAGTTCGGCCGCTGGCTCGTTGAGATCTACCCGCGCAAATGCGACCTCGGGCTGCTCAACAAGGCCGTGCCGTATGTGTTGATCAAGAAGTTCGCCCTCTCCTGCTGGAGTGAGCTGTGCGAGATATTCGGCATACCTCCGCGCGTCATGAAGACGAACACCACTGACGACGAAATGCTGGAGCGGGCCGAAACGATGATGCGCGAGATCGGATCGGCGGCCTATTTCATCATCGACACGACGGAGGATTTCGAGTTCGCACAAGGTGTAGCCACGAATGGCGATGTCTATAAAAATCTCATTTCGACCTGCGACCAGCAGCTCTCGCTGCTTAACTTGGCGGCCGTGCTCGGTCAGGACACCGAGAACGGCAACCGTTCGAAGGAGGAGAGCAGCACCAAGCTCATGGAGGCCGTCGTGAAGGCCGACAAGCGGCTGATCGAGTCCTCTTTCAACCGGAAGATTCTCCCGGCATTGGCCGCCATCGGCTTCCTCAAACCGGGCCTGCGGCTGGAGATCACCAAGGAGGTGGACCTGGAGAAACTCTGGAAGATGACTTACGAGGCGTCCCAGAATTACGACGTCGATCCGGAGTGGATTCGGGACACGTTCGGAATCGCCGTAATCGGCAAGAAGCAGCAGGGACTCCTGCCGCCCGGCGCCGACGGGGAGCGGCAGGACGGGGAAGGTACGGAAGACGGTGCGGACGGACACGCTTTTTTCGCGGAGGCCCCGCAGGACGGGGCATCCGATGGAGAATCCCTCACGCCGCGGGACGAGGCGCTCGTCGGGCGCGTGGCGGCCGGGAAGTCTGACTACTGGGACGCCGAGCTGTTCGAATACATCGCCTCCGACCTTTTGAAGGCCGTTCGAACCGTATTCGCACACACCTCGGGAACGGTCGAGGCGGCCGTCGAATACGACGTGCCGGACGACGTATATACGGCGGCCCTCGAACAAAACCTGTTCCACTTCTCCGCGGCCAAGACGCTCGCCGAGGTGCAGGAGCTGAACCAGGCGTTCCGAGAAAGCAAGAGCTATAACGAGTTCAAAGCCCGGGCCGCGGAGATCACGCGCACGTTCAACGACCGATGGCAGCGCACGGAGTACCGCACGGCCGTGCAGGTCGCCGAGGCAGCGAGCAACTACCGACAGCTCCGGCGGCGGGCCGATATTTTCCCCTACTGGGTCTATCGTACCGCAGGCGACGGCCAGGTGCGACCGTCCCATGCCGCGCTGGACGGACTGACGCTCCCGGCGTCCGATCCGGCATGGCGGAAGATCTTCCCGCCGAACGACTGGAACTGCCGTTGCCGGGTGGAGGCGATCATGGCCGACGAGTTCGAAGGGGATTTCGGCGAGGAGCAGAAGAAGATGCAGGCGTTTCTGAAGAGCCCCGAATGGAAGCGGACGACGGCCCAGGGCTGGGGCGTGAACCGGGCCGAGACGGCCGAGATCTTCACGGCGAATCAAATGTACATCCGCAAGTTTCCCGACCGGGCGGCCTCGCTTCTCGGTAAACTCCATTGCCAGCATTACGGGCTGCCGTCGTTCGGGAAACGGCTGGCGGCCGCGACGCGGGAGTTCGTCCCGTTCTCGGGCGATCCCGCGGGATGGTTCGCCCAAAACGGCCGTTTTACGGACTTCTCCGGCAAAACGATAGAACTCCCCGAGCGGACGTTCGCAACGCATACGTCGGGCAAATACACCGCGGCGCGCGTGCCTTTGCTCGACGTGATCGCCGAGGTTCTGCGGCAGCCCGACGAGGTATGGCTGAACAATTACGACGGCAAGGCGTTCGACTGTCTGAACTACATCCGCTTTTACCGCGACAAGGCGATCAACGTCGTGTGCCGGATCGAGAACGGAAAGACGCTCGCCGTCCGGACGTGGTTCGAAATAGCCATCCGCCCGACGACCAGAAGCGGCGGGAAGATCGCACCGGAGAAAGACCCCCGGCTCAAGTATCGGCGCGGGCTGCTGGTGAAAAAGTAAGGGGAGCCTTTCAACGCTCCCCTGTGCTTCGCGGCCCGGTTCCTGGTAGTCGCCTGTGCTGTTTCAACGGGTTGAGGTCCCGGTGCTACCGATCCGCTTCGGATTGACGCGCCCCGCCGCCGTATCGTGCCCGGACTCGCCCGGCCCCCGTCATCCGCGAGGGTTGGCCGGGATGATTCATCCCCGGCGCTGCGCGCTTCGATGCAAATATAGTGAATTTTGAACAAACCGCAATGATACCGAAACAAATACTCGACAAGGCGCGGATCGACATGCAGGACGTCGCCGACATCGCTGCCATGACCGGAGTGTCTTATTTCAAAGGGGCCTTCCGGAAGAAGGGATTCGACGGCACGCCCTGGCCGCTGGCGAAGAAGGACAAGGCAGGAACGCGGCGGCGCGGGTCGCTCATGATCGACTCCGCCGCCCTGATGAACAGCATCCGCATCGCCCGCGCGACCCCGCAGGAGGTCGTATGGACGGCGGGCAACGCAAAAGTGCCCTATGCGGAGGTACACAATACGGGCGGACGGGCCGGGCGCGGCCGGGGTTTTCAAATGCCCAGGCGTCAGTACATGGGCGACGCCGAGGAGCTGCGGCAGAAGATCATCGCACGTCTCAAGGCATACATGCAGAGCCGGATCAAATGAAGAAGGGGGCCTCGCGGCTCCCTTCTTTCGTCGGATCATTTCATCTCCAGACGGATGGACGAGGGCGGCAGTTTGGCGCTTTGCCCCTCCTGCACGCCGGGCAGGGTGTAGGCGGTCTGGTAGAGGACCTTGTAACATTCGCCCGCACGGACCGCGGCGATCTTCTTGATCTGCGTGCGGAACATCGGGCCGAACGTTCCGTCGGTGAAGCGCTGGAGGGCCGAGTGAATCTTGTCGAGCAACTCGATAAGCCGATAGGCATCGGCCTTGCGGGGTGCGGCGGCCGACGAACTGACCAGCCGCAGGTTCGCCGCCAGAATCTCCACGGTCACCCCGTCGGCAATCTGTCCGCCTCCGCCGATCTGCGAGAACGGAACCTCGTCGATATCGAGCAGCGCACAGGGCCATTTGACCGGAGGCGCCTCGTAGTCGAGCTGTCCCCAGTTCTTGTCGATATAGGCCAGCTCGGGGACCCGCTCGGCCAGCCGTTGCTGGACGGCCAGTAGAATCGTTTTGATGTTCGCTTCCATTTTGTCACTTAAAAGAGTTTCAGTTGCCGTTTGTCATCGGTTGGCTCCAGTCCTTTCAATTCGTTCGCGGGAGTCTTCAGATAGCTGAGCATTGTCCGGTAACAGCACGGGTAAACGGGATTCACGTACCGCTCCCAGACTTTGTAGTAGTTCTTCGCATTGTTCCCCGGCTCGTAGTGCTTTTCCACGATGTCGAGGACCAAACGGATGCGCCGGAGTGTATTTATGTGGTGCTTACCCATTGCTTTGGCAGGTTTTGTGATTATTTTTGTAGTGGCTTTCTTTAATCACTCGACCCGCTTTGTCGCACTCCGGCAGGCGGGTTGTTTACATTACCCCCCCCCGCGCGACCGGGGCTGTTATGCCTCGGTCATGCCCAGCGGGACGTACCGCCAGACGCCGTTGTCGTCTTTCCATTCCGCGCGGATATAGGTTTTCGACAGGTTCGGAATATAGGATTCCTTGATGATGGCGATACCCTCGTTGAGCCGTTCGTTGTGCAGCTCCTCGGCCAGCGTGTCGAGCTGAAGCACCTTGCTCGCCTTGAGGTTCCCGTTCTGATCGCGGGCAATAAGCCGCATGATCTGGTTGATCATCGCCTTCGTCTCGTCGTCCTTGATAAGACCCATGACGGCCTCCTTCACGATGGCGATGCCGTCCTCGACTGTATCGCGCCAGCCGTCCACGACGCACCGTCCGATGGTGATGCGCTTGTCGCCCGTCGAATTGGTGAACGTGTGGCTTTTCTGCCCGTCCTTCGTCCGTTTCAGCACGTCGGCCTTCATGTCGAGGATCTGCCGGAAATTGTCAAGCACCTGCTCCTTGACCGTGCGGATGTCGCCGCTCAGCTCCCGGAGCATCGGGAGGGCCTGTTCGATCTCCTCGTCCACCATCTGACCGTAAACCTTGCGGTCCTTCCGGGCCTTGTCGGCTGCCGCCTTCCGTTCCTGCTCGGCTTTGAATGCCGCGTACTGCGCCGCTTCCTCGGCGGTCATCTGTACTGTTTTCACTTCGTTGTCGTTCATTGCTGTAATGTTTAAGAATTGATTTGGTTTCGGAAATTTCGGGCAAGTTCATCGCCCAGGTAGTTGAAAATAGCTCGTAATATCATCGGAATGATTATATCCGCTTTCGGCGGATAACGCATCAAATGCCGATAAGGAAAGCCTTTCATAAAAGAGAGCGAATGAAGAGTGACGGTAAATCGAATGCCGTCCAAACATAGTTCGAACCCTATTTGAACAGAGAATGCGGGGTGAAGCGTGGCGAAATACGCAATGCCCCGCGCCATTTTTAGTTGTCGGTCTATGGTGAACCCGAATCGTTCCAGCGAGGCCAACAGACACTGCTCGAAATATAATTGATCGTCCATCGTTAAAACAGTTTGTATTGTCTGATCTCGAAAATGCGTGCTTTTACGGTCTTGATCGCGGCCGGAGGCAGCACGCCCTCTTCGGCCAGCAATTCGCCGAACGCCCACAGCAGAGCGTTCTGTTCCGAGGCGAACTCGCCCCATTTCCGGCCGGGGTGGCATCCGCGGCCCGACCCGCCGATCATCCATGTCGTAGCGGCCACCCAGGCGCCGTCCTGTTGCCCGATATGGACTTTTACATAATCGCGGCCGCTGGTGTAGAGAATTTCGGTTCTGTATTCGCCCGACTGCAATACGGGGTAATCGTACCACGGGGCAGGGAGGTCGGCCCGATTGTCGATCCGCAGGTCTGCGTAAGGATTCGATTTCATAATGCGTTGTCAATTAGGAAGGCCGCCGAGCGGCATGTAGATTATCTGCGGCCGGGACTGCTCGGCCTGTCCGGTCGGCCGTTCCGGCCGGGGATTCAGCCCGCCGCTGCGTTGGATCGCGCGGAGCTTCAAGGCCAGCGCGTCCAGCTCCGGCGGGGTCAGCGCACCGAACTCCTTTCCGGCGATCCGGCGGTCCCGGCAAAAGGCATTGATCCGCGGCCAGTCCGTCGTGTCGATGCCGAGCTGCTGCATCAAGCGGAGCGCCGCCGACCGTTTCTTTTTCCGGAGTTCGTGCTGCGGGTCGGCCGTCGAACGTTCCAGCGCGTCGCACAGGGCGTCGTACTCGGCGGTGGACATGGCCCGCAGACTCGACGTCCGGCCGTTGGTGTACTGCTGCACCAGGCGCTCCTTCATTTCGTCGTCGTGGAGCGGCAGACGGTTGAATAGCTTGTAGAATCGTTTGTAGGTCATGGCGGATATGGTTGTTTATTCGGTCAGATAATATTTCGCGGCGCCCTCCTCCCAAATGGTGAAGTACGCCTCCGCGTCGTCGGTATAGCGCCCCTGACAATATGCCCGGTAGCCTTTGGTGTGGATTTTCACGCCGCAGTCGAAGCGGATGTCGTCGGCCATCTTGCCCTTCGGCCGCCCCTTGTAAACCTGCGACACGAGGATGAACGACTTGCGCGGAAAACGGTCGAACAGCTCCTTTTTCAATCGGTCGAAACTCCGCACGTCGAGGTACTGCACCGAGTCGATGATAACGAAATTCGCACTCTTGGGCCGCTCCAACCGTGCGACGAGATCGGCCACCGTCAGCCCCGTCACGACCTTGAATTTCCCTGCGACATCCTTCATCCCGAGCCGCTTGATCCGTTTCTTGAACGAGAGGTTTGCACCCTCCTCCAGACTCACGTAATCGACACGCCCATAGTCACAGAGTTTCTTGCCTAACAACATGACGAACGTACTCTTACCGCTGGCCGACTCTCCGTCGATGAACCAGCGCTCGAAGCGGGAGGGGCGGCCGAAGGCGGCCTCCCACTCCCCGTCCAGCGGAAGTTCCGGGATATTCAGATTCTCGATCTCCGAGGGTGAATAGGCCCGCATGACTATACCTCCTCTCCTTTGGTGATCAGCGAATGGACCCGACGCAGGCTGCCGTTGCTCCGACGGGCGATCTGCCGGAAATCCGTGCCCTCCGGAGTGTTCGCCTGGGCGATCATCATGGCCTGGCCGAGCAGGAACTTCCGGCGCTCGTCGCCCTCGGGCGGCGTGATGCTGTTGTACTTGTCGCCGCAGCGGCTCCGGATCTCGGCAAACCCTACCGTCTTGAACTCGATGCCGCGCTCCAGCTTGGCCTTGAAGCCGTCGGCCCCCATCAGATACCACGAGCAGCAACCCTCCGTGCCGTTCCATGCAGCCTTGATCTCCAGGAACGCTTCATACACCAGGTCGCCCGCCTCGTCGAGGATGATCTGCGGATGGTCAAGCGTCCGCAGGTAAAACACAAGGTCGTCGTAGACGTCCGCATAACGGCTGACGGAGTTCAGACCGAACTCGCGGGCGATGAAGCGCACCAGCCGCTGCTTGGTCTTCACCTGCGAGCAGTCCACGTAGACGACGTTCTTGTGCGTTTTGGCGTGGTATTGTGCGGCGACCGTCTTGCCGATGTTCGGAATATCGCAGAACATGCCCGAAAGGCTCTTTGCGCGGCACAGTTCCAGTTGCGAAGTGAGGTATTCGAAAGTCGGCGTCTTGACGATCTTCCACTCCGCGCCGTCGTCGAGGCTCACGCCCAGCCGCCGGGCGATGGACATCCATTTCGCGTCGCTCAGCTTCTGTTCGGTGTTGCCTTTCTTGATCTCGCTGTAAACCGAGGTCGAAATGCCCAGGGCGACGGCGTGTTTGGCGTCCGTGGCGTAATTCTGCCTGTTGCCGGATATGGCCAGCACGATGCGGGTTTTAATGTCGTTCGAAATCATATCTCAATGTGTTTTATTATCGTTCTAAAGCTCATGTTTTGCCAGCGCCGCGTAGTCGATGCCGAAATCGAATACCTCCGCCTCCTCCGGCGGTGCGGCAGGGGCCGCTTCGACGATCTCCGGCTCCTCATGGGCCGGAACATCACCGGGCAGGAGCCGCACTTTGCAGATCTTCTCCCGAGCCATCATGGCGTCGAACTGCGCGTTGTATTTCGCCTGCTCGGCGTAGGCTTCACGGTCCCGCTCCGTCTGCTCGGCCGTGGCCTCGTTATAGGCTTCGATACGGCGGCAGGTGGCGATATAGGCCCCGTGCTGGTAAATATACACCTCCGGGACATTGCCCTGCTCGTCGGGCAGATAATAGGCCTCGACGGTGTAGTCGTTCGGCGCGAGCCGTCCGATCAACTCCGGCGAGGGCAGCGCATAATCTTCGTAATGGACCCGGCAGTACTTGCTGCGCCGGATCGACGTGCGCACCTCCTCGCCGATGAAGCGGTAGAGCAGCGCCTTGTCCACGGGCGCGAGATCCGGATTCTGGTAGCGGCAGAGCACCTCCCAGCGCGTCAGCCCCGGGTAGAGCTTCTGGTTCGGATGCAATGCGTTATTGTATTCGTGGATGGCCCGGATGTCGTCGGCCACGAGCTGCTCGTAGGTATAGGTCGCCTCCTTGTAGGTGTTGTTGAACTCGTCATAGACCTTTTCCTCCTTCGGGCGGTTGGCTTCCAGGCGGGCGTACCAGCGGCCGATGCCGACCTGCGAGCGCTTCTCCACGCCGTACTTCTTCACCCGGTTGAAGTGCTCGGCCCGTTTCTCCTGCGAGTTACCGGGGTTGCACCACCGCACGAAGGGGAACACCACGCCCGCGCGGATCAGCCCGTCGGCGAAGTTGTTCACGAGGTGGTGTTCGACCTCCACCTCGGCCGGGCAGTTCCAGCCCTGGTGGTCGATCAGCCGGAACATGTTCCGCACGCAGTCGATGAACAGGTCGGCCGTTTTGAGGCGGTTGTAGGCGTAACCAACGACGCAGCCGCTCGCCACGTCGTAGGCATAATAGGCTTTGACGCGGTTTCCGTCGGCCATCTTGCGCGGCAGGTCGCGGTCGTCGAGCGAAATCTTCGAGAACGCCCAGACCGGGGCTTTGCGCTTGTGGTGTGGACGGTAGCGGTTGTTGAAGTCCCACGCACTGTCGTGCAGTTTCGACCGTAGGGCGCGGTTCTTCGGGTTGTTCAGGTAATTGGCGACGGTCGTTTCGCTCAAAGCGATCGGCTCGCCCTCTTTGTCCGTGAACTCTTCCGGGTCGAACAGTTCCCCGGTTTCCGGGTCGTACACGTTCAGCTCGCCGCAGACGAACTGATTGTACATCTCGGCCACCGTCGTATTGAAGGGGCGCTCCGGCAGGCTGTCCAGCGAAAGGATCAGCCGCTCGATCTTGTAGTTCACCTTACGGGAGTTCTGATTTTGGAACCGACCGGAAATAAGGCAGGCATATCCTTCCCGTTTGAACTGGGCGACCTTCTTGCGAAAACGGAGCATGCTTTCGGGCAGCGTGTGGCCGAACTCCCGTTTGAAATAGGTAATGGTTTCGGCCATTGAGTCCCATCCGATACGGCCGACACGTCGCAGGGCATTGGCCGACGCCATCAGCCGCAGCACCGCCTTGATTACGGAAGCGTTTACCGTGTATTCGTTGATCTTCTCCGCCGGAAGGGCCGAACCGTTGTCGAAACGGAAGGCCGAAAAGTAGCTCCGCGCCTCGGCATCGGGCGTGTAGTTCGCCCGAAGCCACTCCTGCAACGGCATCGTCGAGATGTCCGGTTTGCGTTCCTTTACGGCCAGGCGGTACTTTCCCGGCAGACTGTCGAATACGATCAAAGCCTTACGGCCGCGACAGGCCCGTTGAGCGACCTGTACCTTGCGACGGTTCACAAGTTGATCGTATGCCGGTTTACTCATGACCTCCAGAAGTTCCGGCTGCGTAATACAAAGTATGTTGTTAAAATACTCCATTTGTCGTTTTCTGTGCTCCCGTGCCGGCATCGCTCCGGAGTAACGCCTGTGCGTTCACGGGAAAATCGCTATATTTGTCTGTTCAACTACAAATTTTAGCGATTATGGAAAAAGAACTTGAAAAAATAGAAGTAGTACGTTTCGAAACGTCATATGACGATGGAACCCTCGATATGTACACTGAACAAGTGAGATCGTTGTGCAAAGCTTTTGGTCTTAACTTCAAAATTATTGATCAGCATCTTGAAGGTGCCGAGGTACTACGCTATTATGAAATTTTCATTTCCGCATCTTCATTCCTCGTTGAAGACTTGCGTCACGTCATCAAAACTTTCATTCTAACATACCACATGCCCCTTATGCACGTGAAGACAATAGAGATGGATTCTGAATCATATCTGCAAATGCCTGCCGAAACCTTTGAGGTAGAGAATCTAAATAAGTAGGCGAAAAACGATTTGACCGTCTAATGCGCTTCACTATTCCCCGCCTAACAAATTGTATTAACTCGTCTTTTCCGACTACTTTTGCCGCAGTTTCAAAAGATATTACGGTGCTTCTTGTTATCATCGCGTGCTTAAATTGATTCATGATTTTATCCGCAGTGAGGCCGGATGCGGATCGGCGAGTCTGTTGTAGATCGTTTGCAGGGAGTAGAGCATGTTGCCCCAGGTCGAAACGGTGAGATCGTCGAAGCTGGCGACCTTCTGCCCGTCAATGTGGATTGTCGTCCGGTTGCTTTCCAAATGGACGACGACCTCGATCCGGTGGCCGAACTTCTGACGCATACAGCCGTTTTCGAAAGTGGTATCCACGTCCGGCAGGTAACCTTTGGGAGCGGTTATTCCCAAGTAGATCACGCCGCCGCGCTGAAAGGCCGCTTTCCGCAGCATATTGTCGCGCGCGCTGTTGCCTTTGTACTTCAAAGCCCGGTCGAGGGTCGAGCGCGTGATCTTGAAGGTCTTGACCATCTCCATCCGGACCGTCGTAGGCAATAAGATTTGTTTTGTCGCCATACTATTTCAATTTTTTCTGTAACTTTACCCCGTTAGTACATTGTATCAACGCTGCAAATATCGTAACATATCACGAATATTCCAAATTTAATCGTGATTTTTTGCGAAAAATAATAGGATACTTATTATGATCGGGACGATTCACGAAAGGATTGAACGCCTTGTAAAAGAATTTGGAGGCGGTAAAAACACAGTATTTGCCGATAAAATTGGTGTAAGCGAAGGAAATATCCGAGGTTACATCAAAGGTATCATGCCCAAATATGATGTGCTCGAAAAAATCGTGACTTCTCTCGATGTGAATCCGGACTGGTTGCTGACTGGTCGCGGGAACATGGAAAAAGAACCGGACCAGCAACAGGCCGGAATACAAGTGCAGGAAAAGTTCCCTCTCAAAACCGACAATCTGGTCGATCTCCAGCGCATTCCCCTTTACAATCTGGAGGCGACGGCCGGATTGGTTTCCTTGTTCAACGATGTCGATGCGATTCCGATCAGCTATATATCGTTGCCGGATCTGCCTGCATGCGATGGGGCTGTTTATGTGCGCGGGGATTCGATGTACCCATTACTCAAAAGCGGCGATATTGTCCTTTACAAGCAGGTACACGACATGCAGTACGGGATTTTCTGGGGTGAAATGTACCTTATATCGGCCAATGTCGATGGGGACGAGTTCGTGACGATAAAATACATCCATAAATCCGAACGGGAAAACTGTGTGAAGCTCGTCAGCCATAACCAACACCACGAGCCTAAAGATATTCCAATCTCGATGATCCGTGCCCTCGCATTGGTGAAAGCAAGCGTGCGTTATAATACGATTCGATAGGCCCTCGTGCAGCCCTATTGCACCCCGCAAAGAGGGTGCGCACACGCTCAAAGCAGGATAAAATAGACTAACTGAATAAATATCAATCGATTAAATAAAAATCAATCCCCAAATTATAGGGCAGTTTCCTGCCTTCTATTCGCCGATTTTCGGGGTTTAGCGCCGATTTTCGGGCGGTTTCCTATGTTTTGGAGGGGGTCAAAAACCGGGTTTTGTAAGTCCATTTCCCGGAAAATGTAAGTCCATTTTGTAAGTCCAAATGTAAGTCCAACTCGATTTTTGCCGATTTTCCGTATTGCAGGCATTACACGAGGAAAGGAGGGACGACGCCCCGTTTTAACGTCGTTCAACTGCTATTGAAATAGCCTTTGTAGAGCCGAAAAATGCCGTCAGACATACACGAGGCCGCGAATACAACGAAAGAGGGCTGAATCGCCTGATTCTGCCCTCTGAAATTATACCGACATTATAGCGGTTGCCGGATTTGGTCCGGTTTATTATACCGAAATTATATCAAATTATACGTTTCGTTTTGTGCGGCGCGTCCGGGGTTTGTTGCGTATCTCTTTGTCGTACAATATACTACTGCTGTTCTCTACCGATGCTTCTATATACGTTTCGTTCTCCCCCTCATAAGTGGGTCTGTTGGCGTCGGCTGACAGACCTTTTTTGTGCGAATATGATGATTTATTCGAAACCATATAGAACGAAAAAACATGAAAGAGAAAATTCTCGTAGCGCTGAAAACCAAGTATTCTAATTTGGGGTTCGGAGCGAAGGCTCTCGACGGAGTAGCCTCCATTTTGGAAAAATCCGTCACCGATGAATCGCAAATTGAAACCGCAGTCAGCGGGGTCGAACCTTTCCTTAAAGTTTTCCAGTCTGACGCTGATCGTGCACGCACCGAGTACAACGCACTGAAAGGACTGTATGACGAACTCAAGGCAAAGAGTGAGGCATCTCCTGCAAATGGGGGCGGGCAGGGCAAAAAAAACGAACCCGACGATGAGGAACCTGCGTGGTTCAAAGCCTACAAGAAGCAACAGGAGGAGCGTTACAACGCCATCAAAGCGGAGAGCGATACTCTGAAAGCTGAAAAGGCCAAGAACGACCGGGCCAATCTCATCTCCGCAAAGGCAAAAGAACTCGGTATTCCGGAGTGGCGCATGAAAGAGGGATTCGTCATCGCCGACGATGCAGATGAAAAAACGATCGGCGACTACCTCGCAAACGTGCAGAAAAATCTGGTTACCGCAGGGCTGGAAGGGAAAGGTTCGGGATTCCCGATGTCCACGCCCGAAGCGCAGGGCAAAGAACTCGCAAAGGCGTGGGCTGAAACACTTCCGGACAAAGAGTAACCAAAACGTAAAATCATGGCAATCGTATTTGAAAAAACAAAAGTAAAGGGCGGTTTCCCCATATTCTGGCGCGGTGAGTTCGCCGTATTGCCGGGGGACTTCAAACTGAAGGGAACCTATCCCGAAGGGACAAAGATTCCCAAAGGTACGCCGATCAAGCTCGACTTCGACAACATGGAATGTTCCATATGCAAGAGTGCACGTGTTCTGTCGGGCGGCACAACCACTGCTCCACATGTCAAGAAGGGTTCCATGCTCCAAGTAGGAGATGCGGTTAAGGTCGGCGAGTCAAATTCGACCGTAAAAAGCATTGATACCAAAAATGCAGATTACGATGTGATCACGTTCGCAGCGGCCGTAACGGGTGCGACTGAAGGCGTAGATGTCCTCTCGGACGACAATCTGCCTGATGCAGTTGTCGAAACCGACATGGTCTATTCCGCCAATAACGGATTCCAGACCGTATCGGCCGGATATGCAGGTATCATCCTCAAGGATGTAGCCTATCCCGTCCCTGCTGCATGGCTTCAGGGTTACAGCCTGAAGAACAACCCCGAAATCAAGTATGTACGACAGTAAAAGAGGAGGTAAACAATGAACGAAGTATTTTATTCATCCATTTTCGGCGAACTGACTAAACAGGTGCAGATTCGCATCGATGCCGCCTCTGAACTGCGTAAGCGGCTATTCGACCAAAATATTTACGAGCGATTCCTCGACTGGGACACCCCCACCGTCGGACTGAACTTCGAGGAGTTGATCGGCTCGTACAATTTGAGCGTCGCCGCTGCAACGCTCGACTCCAAAGGTAAGGAGCCTATCATGGGAACCGAGGGACTGGAAACGATCAAGCAGAAGGTATTAACCCACCAGATGTCTTATTCGATGCCTATCGAAGAGTATCGTAAGGTGTTGCAGATTCTCGATTCGCGGATGCTGTCCGATTCGGCCAAGACACAGCAGCTCATCAATCTGATGTGGAACAATGTTACGAAGGTCGTGAACTCCGTGCAATCGAAACTGGACATCATCTTCCTCGGAGCATTGTCGAACAAAGGCGTATTCACGTTTGACGCGTCCAATAACCCAGAGGGTGGTGTGCGCGGTACGATCGACTACAAAATGCCGAGCGAGAACATTGCCACCGCGAAAACGTTATGGACGGATGGCAATAAAGATACGGTCGATACGCTGGAGGATATTCAAGCCATCCTCGATGCTGCACAGGACAAAGTTACGTTCGACCGCATTCTGCTCTCGCAGAAACGCCTGTCGTATATCCTCCGCAACAAGAAGATGAAGTTGGCGGTATTCGGTAGTGACAAGTCGTCCACACCGCTGTTGCTGGCGAACCTGAACGAGTTTATGCGTTCGAACGGATTCCCGACATTCGAAGTCATCCGCCGCATGACCCGTATTCAGGATAACGGTAAACTTACGGAGTATTCGCCGTGGAACGACAAGAACCTCGTGTTCGTACCTGCGGGCAAACTGGGCGTCATCAAGAACGCCTATGCCGACAACGAGCTGCGGCAAGAGCCGGGTGTCACCTACTCTAACTACGGACGCATCCGCATTTCACAGTGGGGCAAGGGCGAAACCGACAACTCTAACGGCGTAGAGTTCACGAAAGCACAGTCGCTGTCACTTCCGGTTATCACCGAAATCAACGGCATCTATTCGCTGACCGTAGAATCGTAGTTGTATGAAGAATTTCGAGGCAATAATATATAGTATTTTATCGGTTTTACCCTATTTTTATATTTCATATAAAAATGCTGGTTATCAGTGAATAATTCCCTAAAGATCGAATTATTGTTTTTTTATTTTCGGATTATTTTAGTAAATTTGTATGCAAATAGTATGTGCAATGTATGCAAATTTTGACCTATGTTCAAATACACAAAAGATTCGGTTTCGGTGTTCACTGTATTAGACACCAGACGCCCCAAAGCAGACGGGAAATATCCCGTAAAAGTACAGGTCGGATTCGCCCGCAAACAGAAGTATTACACCACCAGCAAGACACTATCCGTCGAGGAGTGGCGCAAACTGCCTACTACGAAGCTGCGGTCGCTGGTTCAAGTTCGGGAGGAAATAGAAGCCCGATTCAATATCGTGCGCGACTTCGTGCGGGATTTGACCGATGCGGGAAACTTTTCGTTTTATACACTCAATATGCGGTTGAATGGGGCAACAGCCGGAACGATAAACACGGCTTTCGAAGCCAAAATCGAACGGCTGAAGCAAGCGGAACGGGTCGGTACGATGTGGGTATATAAGACGACATTAAACTCCATAGAACGGTTTGCCGGGAAATCGATCCCGTTTTCCGATGTAACGCCTAAATGGTTGCAGGAATATGAGAACCACCAGCGAGAGATCGGGCGTAACACGACAAGTATTTCCATTACGATGCGAACCCTTAGAGCTATAATAAGCGAAGCGAAACACTGTGGGATCATTCGTCCAGTGGATGATCCGTTCAATAAGGGAAAATATGAAATAAAAAACGGTCACGGTCGAAAATTGGCCCTCACTTTGGAGCAAATAGGGCAAATATCCCGTTATGATGATGGCACCGAAACAACGGCCAAATACCGGGATTATTGGCTGTTCCTCTACTTGTGTAATGGAATCAACGTCGCCGACTTTATTAGGCTGAAGTTCAAAAATATTGAAAACGGCGAAATTTGCTTCACCCGTCAAAAGACTGAGCGTACAAGCCGGGAGGAAAAAACGATACGGGCCATTGTCACCCCTCCGATGCAGGCCGTTATTGACCGCTGGGGCAATCCGCCAAAGGCAGACAACTATATTTTCCCGATTTTGACAGGTAAGGAGGATGCGTTTCGCGCAAAGCTCGTTTCGCGGGAATTTATAACCAAAATAAACCTTCGAATGAAACGAATCGGGGAGGCTATCGGGGTTGGGAAGATTACTACCTATGCCGCCCGGCATTCGTTCGCTACGGTATTGAAGCGTTCAGGGGCGAATATCGCCTACATATCGGAAAGCCTCGGCCACCAAGACCTGAAGACGACGGAAAATTACCTTGCCAGCTTCGAACGAGAGGAACGAGAGAAAAATGCTGCATTACTGACGAATTTTTAATACGATTATTTGCATAATGTGCCTCAGTGCAGCACCTTTGTCATATCGTGTTATTTTAGTTGGAATGATCGGCGGGGCGCATCTTATTTCCGTCGATCATTCCGTTTTTACTGCATTTCGCCTCTTGGGTGGGATGGATAGCAACAACCCCACGCCTAACCGACGCACTTCTTTGCCCGGCAAAGTAGTGTTCCTTTTGAGGAACAGTGCTTATAGTGATGATGATGACGTCCGCCAAATGGACGCCACCAACGATCGGAATCTGATTCCGACCCCTGTAGCTAATTGATTTATACGCCCTAAATTACACAGAGGGCGTGCAATCCCCTTTTTTGATTTTACGGCTTTTCTTCGTGCGGCCGATACTTTCTATGTCCGAGGAATGAAATGCAGCCAAATGCAAAGCCAATACGAAATACGGGCAGTTTGGTTATGCCTCGTAACCTTCGTAATAGTAAGACTGTTCGATTCCTTTGAAAATGACCTCCCGATCCTCCGTGCGGTCGGTCAATGCACTGCCGAGCAGCGTGCGTAGCTCCAGATCGTTTATCGGGCTGCGCTCCATAGCTTGCAAATATAAATCCTTGTCCACCTTACGCCAATCCACCACCCGCCGAATACGCTTTTTCAAAATCATATCGAGCCATATTCGGGTGGCCCGTCCGTTCCCCTCCATAAATGGATGGGCGATATTCATTTCGACGTATTTAGCGATTATTTCTTCGAACGTCGTTTCTGGCATACTCTCTATCACCGGCAGAATAGCGTCCAAATACAAGGCATTTGCAAAGCGGAAACCGCCTTTTGATATATTCAGCGTCCGAATCTTTCCCGCAAAGTCATACAGCCCGCCAAATAAATACCGGTGTATATCTTGCAACCCTTTGACCGTTCCCACCTCGATACGGTCTATATCGCCGCTTTCGAAAAGGGCGTGCGCTTTGTTGAGGCTTTGGGTGTCTATCCGATCTGTTTTCTTTCCCATAACAGCGACTATTATTCCCTCTCCTTTACCTCCAGCACCGTCCCGCATTTCGGGCAGGTGATCGTGTTCGTCGGTTGAGGGGCGAATAGCTCCGGAACCGATACGCCCAAACCGGCGGCGATCTTTTCAAGGGTTTCAAATGTGGGGTTACCGTTGGCGGCTTTCGCTAAACCTACGGGCGTCATACCGATAGTTTCGGCCAAATCTTTTTGGGTTATGCCCTTTTGCTTGCATAATTCCAATATACGAAATTTCGACATATACCAATAGTTTAATGGTTGCTAACTACGCACAAAGGTAGTAAATTTCCATGTAGTTATAATAAATGAGGTAAAAAAATACTGAAGATATAATTTTTTTGTCTTTTTATTTGGTGGGTATTATATTTTGAGTTATATTTGCATTCAGAAAAACAAACCAAAGATATAATAGCAATGAACACCACCACTTACAATCAATTCGCAAAGGAGATCGCCAACTACATTACCTACCATTGTGACGGAGAAAATAAGGGCTTCGAGATCGAGTACGAGGGGTTCACGGCTTCTGTAAGCTATAAGGCCGAAATCAGAGAGGATGCCGGGGATTATTGGACGGCTCCGAGCTGGGCAATAGAGAAAGAGCGCACGACGGTAGCGGCCGTATGGGATGAACAAGGGAACGAATACCCGGAAATCGCAGAGGCTTTGCAAGTGCTGTTAAACTAACGAGGGGAACCGGGGCAGACTCAACCACCGCCCCGCAAACTCGAAAAACAAGTTAAATAAACAATTTAATACAAACAATGAAAAGAAACGATTTACAAATGATTATGCGCCGGGCGTGGACAATTGCCCGGACAACGGGCAAGACCTTCAATATCTGCCTTGTCAAGGCTTGGAGCCTTTACCGCCTGACGCAGCGTATGCGGGCGGGTGTCGTTCGGTTCGCCTATGAGAAAGCCGACGGGACATTACGCAGGGCGGCGGGTACGTTGCACGAAGTGGCGGCCACGATCAAGGGCACCGGCCGACCAAATGACGCTCTAACGATTCGTTATTACGACGTTGAGGCCGACGGCTGGCGCTCGTTCAAGGTAGAGAATTTCGTAACGGTATATTAAAACCCGCCCCAGCCCTTGCGGTTTCAAGAAAAAGGGCTATATTTGCACTATCCTAAATTCTAATGCTATGAGTTATTTATACACACAGTTTGCCGTCTATGGTGTGGGCAGCGGAAACGCCCCAGCGCTTGCATTAGAGCGTAGGACACCTAATGACGGCTTTTTTATTTATCCTAAATCTAATGTCATACACTCAAAACCAGGGCACGCCCGTGCCCGCCGTCTCCGTCGTATCTGACGGAATCCATCGCCCCAAAATGGGCGATATTCAAACTCTCCCGATTAGCGCCAACACCCGTAAATGGCTGTCTGTATTAGATGCGGCGTACACATTGTACGCGGCATTTAACAAGGCACCTACAGAATCCATCCCGAAACGCGGTGATCCATACTGCGAGGTGAACCGCTCACTCGATGTGATAATCTCCACGCTGGAGAAGTTTTTCCTGCATTATTCTCTAATGTCCGACTTGGACCAAAATTGTAACCATTAAACAGCTAACGATCATGATGAAGAATAAAACCGTTGGTAACCTTGCTAATATCCAGGTTTACCGCGACGAGGTTCACAGGGCGGCGGGGCAAGCGCCCGAAATTACTTATTATCTCGGTTGGGGAAAATATGATGTACTGCAAGGCGATCCCCTTACTTTCGAGGAGTTAAAAGCCCTTCACGCCCTTATGGGGCGTGTAATCGAACAGAATACAACAACCGAATAACAACTACGACGATGACAGATATAACACTGATGAAAACGAACGATTACCGTCTGGACGGTGACACCGAAACGTGGAATCTCGCTTTGGGCGGCAATGATTTTTCCACTATGGACAACGATGACCTTGCCCGTCTGCGGGATATGATTGACGAAGTGTTGAATGAGGGGAAAGGAGGTGCACAATGATTTACGAACTCTCTTTTGACGGCTATCGGCTGGGGTTATTCCCCACCGAGGCCGAGGCCGTCCACCGGGCGGCCTACCTGCCGAGCGGGTGCTATACGATCCGCGAATGGACCAAAGACGGCGAATTTTTGATATTCGATCCGTCAGTTAATTTAGAACGTGAAATAAACAAATAAAATACAAAGATTATGAATAAGATGTGTGTGAATAAAAGAGCAGATATAACGCTGATCGGATCGGCTTTCGAGGCCGCAGGTTTCCGTTGCGTCCGGATCCGCACCGAATGCGAGGCCGAACACCGCACCAAAGGCGGTGATCCCCGTCGGCACGGGATGCTGGTTCTTGACGGCGATCGGGTGATTCTCGAAATCATCCGAAGTAAGAAAGTGCAAAAAATACGTCAAGGATAGGGCAAGGTGGCGATAATCCGATTTTATTGAGAATATCGATAAAATGTTGAAAAAATAACAAAAAAAACAATAAAAACGCTTGCAAAATGTGCCGAACCCCGCGACGTTTGCAGTGTGATGTAATATTGCATCGATAACTAAAAGAACACGATATGACAGAAATTATCGTAACAACGCCCGAACAGTTGCAGACAACTATCGAGGCGGCCGTGTCAAAAGCCTTTGAAGCCTACACCAAGAAACCTACGGCACCGGAAAACATCGAAAACGACTATCTCACCATTGAAGAGGCGGCCGCGTTCTTGAACGACAACGGCTGTAAAATCACAGTTCAAACCATATACACCAAAAAACTGCAAGGGAAAATCCCGTGCAGTAAAATAGGGTCCCGGCTTGTTTTCTCGAAAAAGGCCCTTTTAGCGTGGATAGAGCGGCAAACGGCATCTCATATCAAGACACGATCCGAAAGTGCGTCAGACCTCGCAAAAAGTGCCAAAAATCAAGGTTGAGGATATGACGGAGGCGGGGAAAAACCTTGCAACTCGCAGCGAGTGTGCAGGGGTGCCGGCCATCAACCGGCGTGAAGACAGGCAAATTACGTGGGGGTATCACCAGCAGCGGGTATTAAATCTTCTTTCCGACGGTATCCCTCGTTCTGTGGCAGATATTTCGGCGGCGTTGAGGATGTCCGATCCTCGCAGTGCGATCCGCGATTTGCGACATAAGGGCGTACCGATTGCCGATGAATGGTGCGAGGGCGTGCACGGGGGCCGGTTCAAACGGTATTTTATTCGGAAAGGAGGGGTGCAATAATGTCAAAGAAAAGCAATAGCAACCGCAACTATTTCCCGCACGAATATACCGCCAAAGATGATCCCAAATGTGAGCGGTTAATATTCGAGATGGGGATGGAAGGTTACGGTATATTTTGGGCCTTGCTGGAAGTTTTAAGAGCACAGCCCGACTATACCTATCCTCTGGCGAATATTCCTTTAGCGGCCTATAAGTATCGCACAGACCCCGAAAAAATGCGCCGCGTTGTATTCGATTTTGGACTGTTTGTTATTATCGAGGATAAAATATTCTTTTCCAATGGGTTGAAACGTCGTATGCAACCAATGGATGAGGGACATAATATCGCCATAGAAAGCGGCAAAAGAGGTGCAGAGAAACGGTGGGGAAATAGGGTTGAAAATAGGGTCCCTATTAACTCCCCTAATAGGGACCCTTATAGCAATAAGAATAGAATAGATAAGAACAGAATAGAAGAGAATATAGATAAGAAACTCTCTAACGAGAGTAAAGAAAGTGCGGACAAGCCGCACAAAGTCGCAAGCAAACGCACGGCGTTTGTTGCTCCCCCGCTCGAAGAAGTTACAAACTATTTTTCGACGATCGAAGGGACAAAGAACGATGCGGAATGTTTTTACGATCATTTCACGGCTAACGGTTGGAAAGTGTCCGGTAAATCCCAGATGAAAGATTGGCAAGCTGCCGCCCGAATTTGGATGCGCCGCAAACCCGAATTTAATAACCCTAAACCCACACAGCAAAATGAAAACAAATTACAGCTCGAACTGCTACGATAACGCCTCACTTGGGGCTGACTTGAGGATCCCGGAATCGCCCGAACTCGAACGGGCCGTATTGGGTGCGCTGCTGCTTGAACCGCAATACGTCGCCGATGTGCGGGGTATTCTCACCTCAACGGCATTCTATGACCCCCAAAATGCGGCGATCTACGATGTTATTTGCAAACTCGATGACCGGGGAATGAACATAGACCTGCCCATAGTTATGCCGGAAGTGAGAAAGGCGGGTATTTCCCCGGAGTATCTTGCCGACCTTACGGCGGCCGTCGGATCGGGTGTCGAGATACTGAACCACGTCCGGAGATTGGTAGAGTTTGATATGCGGCGCCGGTTGTTCTTCTTTGGGGCGGAACTTAAAGCCAAAGCCCAGACCGACCCTAATGCGTTGGATTGGGCGATGTCGGGTATTGAACGGATTACCGGCGATGTCGCCCGGATCGCTTCGGCCCGAAGTATCGGCGATGTGATGCAGGATACGCTGACCGACCTGGAACGTCGCCAGCAGGCCCACCAGCGGGGCGAATGCGTAGGAATATCTACCGGTTTGCCCTGTATGGACCGTATTACGGGCGGTTGGCGGGGCGGTCAGCTGGTTATCCTTGCCGCACGTCCAGCGATGGGTAAAACGGCTGTTGCGCTTCATTTCGCACAAGCCGCAGCCGGGGCCGGTGTTCCGGTGTGTATCTTTTCGCTGGAGATGCCCGCGACGCAGCTCGGCGGCCGTATGCTGGTGGGGGCTTCGGGGGTAGATGCGAGGGCGTTCCGGTCGGGTGCGGTAAGTACCGAGGATTGGCAGCGCATAGAACCGGGGGCGGCCCGGTTGAGTGGATTGCCCGTGACGATAATCGATACCCCCTCTATTTCGATGCTCGCTATCCGGGCGCAGTGCCGGGCGCTGCAACGGCAGGGGCGGTGCAGTATGGTCGTTATCGACTATTTGCAGCTGACGGCCCCCGATTCCGACAAACGCAACAACCGCGAGCGGGAAGTAGCCGAGATGAGCCGGGCGGCCAAGGTGCTGGCAAAGGAACTCGACGTGCCGGTCATTTTGTTGTCCCAGCTTTCCCGCGAGGCTGAAAAAGACGCCAAACCACAACTGTCACACCTCCGGGAATCGGGAGCGATCGAACAGGATGCCGATATGGTGATTTTTATCGACCGTCCGGCCATACGGAAAGAGGAAACGATAAAAGATCCCGAACTCGGAGATATTTCGACCAAAGGGATAGGCGTGTTTTATGTCCTCAAAAACAGGGAAGGCGCTACGGGAAGTATTCTGTTTCGCCACGATGAAAGCCTGACCCGGATAACGGACTACGATACGACACCCTCAACCCCGACCGACGAACAAAACGGCCCGTTCTGAAAACAGCCGATTTGACGGCTTTTTATTGTCGGGTGGAACAACTATACCAAAACGCAAAGAAAATCGAAATTTTCATAAACCATCCATGAAAAAACAGATATTTTACCTGCCTTTGCGGGATGAGTTTACCAAGTATGGAGATAATTCGTAAAAATCGCCCATAACGAGGCAAACGGATTCGATGTGGGCAGATACCGTGATTGATATAAGAAACTTGATAATCTATAAAACTATACAAAATGGACACTAAAAAAAATAACCTTCGAGGCAAAAAGCCCGCGATCGATACTTTTCGTGAAATATGCGAAGCAAAAGCAGGTATCGCAGGCGACATCGCCACTGCGTTAAACATTCGGCGATCTACGCTCTACGGATGGCTTAAAAGCGATCCCGAATTTGCGTCCGTGTTTAATGAAGCCAGGGAAAAACTCGTCGATTTGTCCGAAAGCCGTTTATTTACGCTGATCCAAGGCGTGCCGAAAATCGAAATAGACGAGAACGGAGAAAAACGGTTTGCAGGCTGGATCGAAAAGCCCTCCGAAACGGCGATCATCTTCACCCTCAAAACACGAGGCAAGAAACGAGGGTATGTAGAGCGACAGGAAATAACGGGCGCGAACGGGGAAAACCTTCTACCGCCTCGCACGCTTACGCCGCAAGAAGCCAAAGAATATTTGTCGAAACTTGAAAGCGAATATTAAACACTTAAAAGATATGGAATCAATCAAAAAACAAGGATTAAGGGATTTAATATCCAAGCACGAACGGGCGCTACCTACACTATCGAATGCAGTCGAACAGCTCCGGACTGCCGGATTAGAGATTTCCGACAATGTGATTAAAGACCTTGCCGATAATCAAAGCGCGGAAACGAAAAGCGCCGCCGACAGGCTTGCACGAGAGGATAGCAAAAGAATACGGATACCGTATATGCGTAGTAAGGCAATCAAGGAGGCGAATGTGCATTTATTGGGGGTTATCGAAGATTCTGCAAAAATCGTTCAGCGTGCGGTCGGGGCTGGCACGACAAATCCGCTCGAACTGAATGCGTTTGCAATCAACGGACACGGTGTGGTCCTGTCAGATGTGTGGATCAAAGAAAAAGAGAATGAATACACTATCGCCGTAACAGAAAAACGCGGGCGGGCGTTGGCTCTTTGCGAGGCGGTAAAGCAGGCTATCGATAACCTCAATACGTTCGCCTCCGACTGCAAATATATCCATACGGGAATCGGCGCAGAGGGCGGCGGGTATCGAAATTTGTTATATCTGACAGAGGACGGAAAAGTGTCCGATGTCAATCTTGAAGCACTTGAATATGTCGAATAATATCACAGAGGAAGAAGCGAAACGCGCGGCAATGGAATGGGCGGCAAAATTGCCCGATTACGACGGACGCCCACAACACAAAGCGATAACAGACAAGCCGGATTTATTTCCCAAGCTCACAGATGAACAGTTACGAGAATGTGCTCTTAAATGGGCTGGAATGCAACCTGATAAAAGGGTGAAAAATGGTTGAAAATAGCGGGGAAGCCTCCCGCAAGCTACTCCCCCGATTCTTTGATTCTCGACAAGTCAAAGATACAAAAACGGGGGGATATGGACAAAGACAGGCCAAAACAAAAACGGAGAGGCGGACGACGTGATGATATTACAACCGAGGGCGTACAGACGTTCGATATGACAGCGGCGGAATTATGTGAACATCTCCGCCGAATGACGCTGAAAAGTGCCGCATATTGCAAACGGTATGAGCGTCGTCGGTGGAGGTAGGGATATGAATGAAAGGAGGCGGAAAACACCGCCTTTTTTCAGGTCCCTTTACAAACGCCATATCACCCTAAAAAAGTCATTATATTTGGAGTTTGTATGCAAATTGAATGTGCAATAATAAATAATATTCGAAAAATATTTACATAATTAAATGTAATTCAAGTATTTATATTGTATGTATCGAATTGTATATTATTGCTTTCGAGGCAATATCGGCAAGTCTGTATCCTTACGATGTGGATCCTTTCCTCAAAGAAAAGGCCTGCATTGACGAGGGAATAGACACTCAAGCAGACTATACGGTAACCGATAAAATTAGCGTGGCAAAAGCCACAATCGCCATTCTGCGAAATCTCATTGTTCTTGCGAGTGAGAGCAACGGGGGCTATTCATTGTCGTACACGGACAAACTGGAAAAGCGCATTTTCCATATCGCAAAGGAAAACGGGCTGGACGATATTGCCGAAGAGTTCGATACTCGATCGAAAATTACCGACATTTCCGACCAATGGTAAGATTCCCCTATACGCTCGAAATGTGGTACGAGGAGGACGCCTCGCAAAATCCTGATGGTTCGTGGATCGAAGGTGCGCATGAATGGCGTGTCATCGGACGATGCAATGCCCGTCAGAATGGACGAGCACAGCAAATCAAAGGGCAAAACGGGGATGCCTTCCTCTACTCTTTCGAGGTTACGATGCCTGCAGATACACAGCCAATTCCTATCGGGACGAAAGTACGCATATTCGACAGCCGAGGATTCAACATCTTCGACCGTTCGCTCCGCACTGAGGCCAAACCGAAAGACAAGGACACGGCGTCGTATCCGGTACAGGGATTCTACAAAAGCGGACAACGTTACGAAAACACGAGATTATGGCTGTAAAGTGTACCAACTGGCGTGAGGTGGAACTTGAATTTGCGCGAGCAAAAGAAGAGTACGACCGAAAAGCTGTAGAATGGTTGTCGGCGTTGGGGGAAAGAGTGGTGAAGTACGCCCGCGAACACGGTAGTTATACCGATCACACGGGTAACCTACGCAACTCCATCGGGTATGTTGTGGTACAATACGGAAGAATCATTGCTGAATCTTTCAAGTATAACCGCCGTGTCAGACCGGACGGCAATCCTAAAGGGAACAAAGGTGCCGATGAAGCTCATGCCAAAGGGCTTGAACATGCCCGGTCTGTCGCCCGTGAACTTCCCGCTAACAAAACATATCTCGTATGGGTAGCCGGTATGGAATACGCGAAATATGTCGAGGCTAAAGGTTTCGACGTTCTCGAAGGGTCGGGAAACTGGGTGGAATCTACTGCTGAAAAACTCAAAGCGGAGTTCGCTCGATTCTTAAAATCGAAAAAGCGATGAACCTGACCTCTACGGAAATATTCAAACTCGTCTGGGATCGCATCCGGGATTCGCTGTTAGGGAAGACCGTGCCGATGATGTATGCGGACCACTACCCGAATAATCCTTCGGGAGAATTTATCGTCGTAGGCTCATTGTCAAATGTCGTCGGAGATTCGCAGGTGGCAACCGTAAATGTAAACATTTATGTACCGGACACAACACCGACAATCGGTCGTGAAGAGCAACGCTACCCCGATCGCAACCGTCTGAACGAACTAACTCGTCTCGCTTTCGATTCACTAGGATACTACCCTATCAACGAACGCTGGTTCTTTGATGTGAGCGATGAAACTCTTATTAGTGAGGAGGGGATCTCCTACACATTTTCAAACCTCAAAGTAAAACTTAAAAAATATTAAACATGGGACAAATAATCGGACTGAAAGCCGTTCATGCAGGTAATCCTCTCCCGAAAGGAGTAAAAGACGCTGAGGCTGCCGACTTAATGAAGGCTTTCACCAAAATCAGTCAGCCTTATAATGGTGGTGTTTCCACCAATTTCGCGATACCTTCCAGTAATGATTTTTATCGGGAAGGAGAAGCAGACCCATTTTACTCTGCAATCGACGAAACGACAGGCACAAAAGAAGTTACTTGGAATGTCGTAGATTTTGACGACGACACGATGGAATTTTACTTCGGAACTACAGAACCTGCAAAAGGCGAGATTTACGAAGGAGTAAAAGCATTCGTATTCGATTCCAAAAGTGGAGGCTCCATCGCTTTTGCAAGGTTAAAATATGTAGCGACATTGGGTGGTGGAATCAATAAAACCGACCCGCTCCAAATTCAAGTATCTGCGAAAGTTTTAGCTCCGGAACAAGGTGGTTATTCCTGGTGGCCGATTACAACTCCGGAATATACCAAGAGCGTTTTGTAAATTCTCTATCCCGCTGGAAAGCTGACGACTTGCATCACGTCTCGAGGACGGGGCGGGAGCAAAAACAATAGTTTATAATATGAAAAAAGAAGAAGTCGGCCGCCTTACAGAACAACGTGCACTTGACACACTGACTGAAAAAATTGAATCGTTCGAGATTGAAGGCAATGACAAAGAACAAATAACCCTTTACCTATACCCCCTCCAACTCGGACGACTCGCGATGATAAGTCGCCGACTAATAGACCTTGATCTGATTTTCGACGACGAACAGATGGAGGGTGCTGTTAAACGTATGTGGACCATATGCTCCGAAAAATCAAAAGAGGTGGCCGAAATAATCGCTATCGCCACACTTCGGACGCAACAAGAAATCGAAGATATGCTAAAAGAGCGGACAAAACTTATATACTGGTCCCCTACAATGGATACAACAGCTCTTACAAACATTTTGTCCACCATCGTATTTCAATCCTACTACGCGGATTTTATGAACGCTATTCGCTTGGTAAGAACGCTGCGGGTAATGATTTCCCCAACGACAACAGCGGAGCGGATAGCCACTACGGAGGGCGCAGTATCTGGGGACAAATAGATAATCTTATAAACCGCTATCATTGGACTCTTGAATATATTCTTTGGGGGATTTCATGGGCTAACGTACAGCTTATGATTTCCGACGCTCTAAAAACGGATTGTAAAAGTAAATCAACAACTAATATTCCCAACAATGAACAATCAAAAGTTCCCGATATAATTGACATGAACGATCCTAATGCAATGAACACACTTCTTCTGATGGCAGGAGGCAAACGATAACAAACGAAATAATTTATATGCTTGACAACATCCTAAAATCCGCGTCCGCACTCGGCGCCTGCGAACGACTGGACAAAGTGAAAAATTTTCACTCCCTGACCTCTCTGTTTTTTACGCCACAAGGACTTGAATTTTGCCATAAAAACAATTTCCCTCCGCTGGGAATATTTCAAGCTCACAAAAACGAAGTGAGTGATTGCAACATGTATGTGGATTGCGGATGCATAAGGCTCGACAAGCGAAAATACATTTGCTTAGTCGGCAATACGTCGGCTGAAATAGAAGCCTCGGGAGTAGATTTCGTCCACACTGTCATTCTTATGCATGGAGCCTCGGCCACAATCAACGCTTCGAATTATGCCGTAATAAAAGTCGTGAACATCAGCGGATCAAAGGTAGAAATCAATAAAGATAAAACCGTCATCGTATTATGAGTATAAACCTTACCGTAGTCATAGATAACGATGAAGCAATTCGCAAGTTCCGTGAACTTCAGAAAACGGCCAAAACCGTAACGTCCAGTGTCGTGACGGACGCCGACCGTATGGATATTGCAATGCGTCGCCTGGCTACCACCCTCGGACAAATCGGCGTCGGAGTGTCGCTTGCGGGGCTGGTGAAACAAATCGCGCAAACTCGTGGCGAGTTTCAACAGCTCGAAGTGGCCTTCGCAACTCTGCTCCAAAGTAAAGAAAAGGCTGATGCATTGATGTCACAAATGGTCGAACTGGCCGCCAAAACGCCGTTTGACCTGCAAGGCGTGGCCAGCGGCGCCCGCCAGCTTCTCGCATATGGATTCGCAGCAGAGGATATTACCAACACACTGACTCGGCTCGGTAATGTTGCGGCCGGTCTGGGACTGAACCTGCAAGACCTCACGTGGTTGTACGGCACGACGGCCGTACAGGGGCGTTTATACACGCGTGACGTAATGCAGTTCCAAAGCCGAGGCATCGACCTCGCGGGAGAGTTGGCAACGCAACTCGGCAAGACCCGCGCAGAAATCTCACAGATGGTCACGGAAGGCAAAATAGGCTTTCCAGAGGTGCAGAAGGCTATTGAAAGCATGACGAACGAGGGCGGGAAGTTCCACAACCTCATGCAGGAGCAATCCAAAACCATTACGGGCCTCATCTCCAATCTCGGCGATGCTCTCGACATGATGTTCAACGACCTCGGCAAGTCGCAAGAAGGCATCATTGCAGGTGCACTCAAAGGCACGATTTCACTCGTCGAGAACTATAATCAGGTGCTGGACATTGTCGCCCAGCTTGTCGTCGCCTATGGTACATATAAGGCGGCTCTGGTTGTCCTGACGGCAACGGAAAGGGTACACAGGACGGTAACGCTCGCCCACGCTTTCGGTCTCTCCACCCTCCAAACCGTAATGGGAACGCTGACCAAGAAGACGCAGGCACTGAATGCGGCTTTGATGAAGAATCCCTATGTGTTGATCGCTGCGGCCGCCTCCGCGTTTGCCGTCACACTCTACAAGATTATCACGGCGAAATCCGCAGAGGAGATAGCCTACGAAAAGGTAAACGCCGCCATCGACGCCTACAATCAGAAGCTCGATGAACAGAAGAATAAGGCCGAGCAGCTGCATGCGACCATGCAGGACGAGGTCAGCACGGCCTACACCAAGCGCAAAGCCTACGAGGAGCTGATACGTCTCTACCCCGAACTGTTGCAGCGGTACAGCGAGGAGGAAATCAAGCTCCTGTCGCTTATCGATCTTACAAAGGAGCTCAACGACATCAACGACACACGCAAGGAGAACAATCTGCAAGAGCAGTATGATGCCGCCCTCGAAAAGGTCAAAAGGTTAGATCAAGCGATAGCAGATGCTATGAAATTCGGTGATAGGACAGCAATGGCCGGACTTAGTCTTTCTTATAAAAATGCAGAGGCTGAGTTGGACGAGTACCGCAAACAGCTCTATGAACTAAAAGAAACACAAAAAGCCGCCGAGTGGGACGCTGCCCCTGCGGAGGTCAAGATTGCCACATTGCAGGGCAATATCGACGAGCTGAAAGCCCAAAACGCAGAAATCGACCGTTTAATTGAGAATGCACGCAATAAGCAAAAAGAAGCCCCGTATTTGCTTCCTCTGTATGGTGAGAGCGAAGATTATTATCAGTCGCTTAAACAGTCGAATCTATCTCAAATCGCAACCAAACAAAATGAAATATCATCCCTACGGTCAGACAGAAAAGAAACCAATCGCAACAAATCCTATTGGGAAGGACAGAAGAAGGAGGCGGAAGCAGCTCTCGAAGCGATGGACGTTTCATTGAAAGGGACAGCGAAATGGAATGAGCTGATCGCCAAAATCGCCGAATACGATTCGAAAATTAAACAATACAGCGTTTCGGGCAAAACGGTGACGGATGCCGCCAAAGCCCAGAAAAAGCTATCCGATCTTATTCTCGCCAATGATAAAGCCCTTCAGCAATCGCGCATCGATATTTTGAAAGATGGCAAGCAGAAAGAGCTGGCCGAAATAGACTTGCGCACAAAAGAGGAAATGAACAAACTCGAGCAGGATAAATCGAAACTTAAAGCCGCGCAGGGTGGAATCATAACTGCAGATCAAACAAAAGATTTTCAGGAAAGGCAATCGAATATTCAGCAAAAAAATGCCGATGACCGAGCTGCCATAGAACTGAAATACGCCCAAGAGCTTGACAAGATATACAAGCAGATCACCGATGACACGCTCTCGGAAGAAGATCGCCGCATCAAAGGCATAAAAGACAAATACGAGGAGTTCCGCAAGTGGGTAGAAGATGCTCTGAAGGCTGGAAATATCACCAAAGAGCAAGCGACCGATTTGGGTATCAAGATCGACCAAGCGGAAATTGCGGCCAGCCTAAATACCATTGTCGAGAAATACGGTACGATGGAGGATAAGATTGCCAAGATACGCGAGAAACACGCCAAAGACAGGGAAACAGCAACAAAGAACGGCCGCTCCGACCTTATTCCTCAAATCGACAAACATGAAACAGAGGAAATCGGACAAATCAAGGTGGACGAACTGATGAAAACCGATGACTGGATTAATCTGTTCCAAAACCTCGACGCCTTGTCGAGCCGTGAGATATTGCGTATTATTGACAACATAAACAGACTGCTCCAAGATGCCGACCTCGACCCTATCAATCTGAAAACAGTAACCGATCAACTTGACCAAGCAGCAGATATAGCCACTCGGAAGAATCCATTCGCAAGTATTTCGGCAAACTTCAAGGCTTATAAAAAGGCACTTGCAGATGGGGATGATCTTCGAGCTGTAAAGCTACGTGAAGATGCCTGGCAAGCAGTAGCGGAGGCAATTGACATCGTTGCTGCATCGATAAGCGGTGTGTCTTCTATTGCGTCAGCATTGGGAGCAGATGAAGACACGACGGCCTCCATTAACAACATTGCAGGTGCTGTAGGCGGAGCAGCACAAGCTGTGAGTGGATTCGCATCTGGAAATATTGTTCAAGGCATTCAAGGAACTGTGTCGGCTATCACCAGCCTGATAAACCTTTTCAGCGGAGATCGACGAAAAGAACGTAACATTCAGCGCTTACAAGATCAAATTGATGCTCTCGAAAAATCATATGATGAACTCGGGGAGGCCGTTGAAGAGGCATACTCTACAGATGCTTCTGAACTTATCGAACAACAAAATGAATTACTCGAACAGCAAAAAATATTGATACAAAATCAAATAGCAGAAGAGCGTAGTAAAAAAGACACGGATGAAGAACGAATCAAAGAATGGGAAAATCAAATTGATGAGATAAATAAACAAATAGAAGAAAATAAGGAAAAGGCCTTAGATGCAATTTTTGGCGAAGATCTAAAATCTGCAATTGATAATTTCGCAACAGCTTACGCCGATGCATGGGCAAACGGGGAAGATCGGGCAAGAACCGCACGAGATGTGGTTCGGAATATGATGCGTCAAATGGTAATAGAAAGTATTAAATCTGCCATACAATCTTCCGAAGCCATGAAGAAAATTCGCGAGAAATTGCAAGAGTTCTGGTTAGATGGGGTATTTTCAGCCGAGGAACAAGAGGAGGCCTATAAAATGGCTGATGACTTACAAAAATATTTAGATGATAAATATGGATGGGCAGGTTCTCTGCTATCCGACAATCAGGCATCTACCCAGAATGCTACTTCACGCGGTTTTCAGGCAATGTCCCAAGACACAAGCGACGAACTCAACGGTCGCTTTACTGACATGCAAGGTAAAATGAACATCCTTGTCAATGGTATGGAGCTGCTTCGATCGATCAATATGGATACGCGTAATGTGACTTTCGACATCCGAGATATTATGATTCAATTGAATGGTAATGTCGCAGATATTCGAACATACACCCGCATATTGCCTGCAATGGGCGAAACTCTTGTTGCAATAAATCGAAAACTTGATAACCTATAAAACATGCCAACAACAGAAGTAACTATAAATAACAAACCGTTATCTACAATGGGAGTTGCCATGCTTTCAGGAGCATATGCAGCCCTCCTTACACCTCCATCTCTCAAAGAATTTGTCGAAAATGACGATCCAACACAAAACGGAATAGATATTATTGTTCCGGATTCACCGGTTGTAAATGAACGTGACGTAACATTGACATTTTTGATCAAAGGAACATCACAAGAGGCATTTTTATCTAACTATGCTGCTTTTGTTGCAGAATTACACAAAGGAACCGTAACACTATATGTCCCGGATTTAGGCAATACGTATTCGGGAAGCGGGTATTTTGGCAACGGTTCAGGAACATACAAAGCTGAAGGGGATATGATATATACTTATATAGACGGGGAAGAATTATACAGATACAAAGTACATTCTATCTCAAACGGAATTGCCGAAGTGTCTATGGGTGTAGCAGGAGATAATATAACACTGGAAATAAAACTTCAAAAAAAGTAATCAGATAGGATATATGTTTCAAAACAAAGGCGAGAATAAATCTCGCCTTTGTTATTCCCTACAAAATCATTATATTTGCATTGCTAAATCAAAATGCGATACAAACATATCCAACCATATTGGGTATTTTGTATCTATACATACAGTTAAATTTAACTGCGTCGAGTTCGGTAGCGGAAACGCCCGACGGCTTGCATTTTGAGCCGAGCAACTCGTAACGCAGTTTTTTATTGCTAAATCAAAATGAAAAAGCGCATCGAACGCATGGGCCGCATCAAAGCGGCAATTAAACCCATGTACTGCGTCCCCAAGCGCAGCGACCTATCGTTAATCGGATCGGCTTTCGAGGCCGCAGGTTTCCGTTGTGTCCGGATCCGCACCGAATGCGAGGCCGAGCACCGCACCAAAGGTGGTGATCCCCGCCGACACGGGATGCTGGTTCTCGACGGTGACCGAGTGATATTGGAGGTATTGCGGTCGAGACCGACTAAAAAAGATAATCAACTCACAATCCCGCCTCAATCATGAACCGAGAAAATGACATATCGAACCGTACCCTATTTTTGATTCGGTCGGTTTGAAATGATAAACAGAAAGCCGAGGGAACTCGGCTTTTTACATTCTCGCATCATATATCTTTTCTACATTCAGCTCCGTTCCGGTCAATGTAAAATATATATTCTGGAGCTGGTGCAGATACTTTATGGGCACATCCACATTGCAATCGTCGATTTCGTCTTCCACCTGCCAACAGAACCCTTCTTTTTTAGGAGATAAGCATATCACACGGGGGATGATATAGTAGTCAAATCGTTGGTAACAGTCGCTAAATTCTTTCTCAAAGCCGCATTTTTCCAATAACGTTGGAGTCAAACGTATAGGCCTAACATCTCATAATACTACTTTATCTAAAATCTCATGATAAAATCCGGCTTCCTTAATTAGCATCTCACCATGAAATAACGTCATGTCTGCACGCGTAATTTCTGCAATATACCCAATTCGCTCAAGATGGGGGTTATACACTAAATTGCCTATTCGAAATGATCGAATATTCAGAGACGGTTCCATATTACATTTCATATTCTAAAACGCATCGAATTCGATGCGTTTATTACTTTAGTTTCATTTGTGTTTTTAAGTTGAGAACTATTTATTCCTCCTCGTTTGAGGTGTCGCATGTAATCGGTTTCGTCGATTTTACCGCTGAAGTAAGGTGCGCTGTTTCGGGTGGCGGATTGTCGGGCAACGTTCCGAGGTATTGCCGAGCGTTGAGGGGTGATACGACAGAGTGTCCGAGTTGGCTTTCGAGTTGTTGTCGGGCAACTTTAGCTACTGTACCGCCCCGTTTGGCGACGTTGGCGTTGGCCTTGAAACCTATTGGATTTTCGTTTCGGGAAAGTTCGGTAGCAGAGGCCTCGGCCAATGAGTTCAACAGCAGTTCGACATTGGTCATATTATCCCGCAGGTTCTCCTTTTTCAACCCCTTGTAACGTTTGTAGGCTTTCGTGGTACGTCCGGCCCACTCCTTCGTGATAATGTCCGTAAGGGTGGCATATTGCGTTCCATCAACGCCCCCGCGTTTCCACTCGTCAGTGAGAAGTTTACGGACTTCGATACTTTTCAAGCGTTGGTTAATCCATGTATCCGAATATCCAAGGCGTTTATAATCGGCTACGGCCTGCTCAATAGATAACTCAGGGTCTTGCATTTGGTCGAGGCGGTCGCTTGCCACCTGCGCCATCCATTGCTTGAAAGGCTCGGCTTTCTGTGACGGAATCGACTGGATAATCCGCAGGACGGTTTTCACATCTCCGGCCAGCGTCTTGCGCATCACTCCCGTTTCTGACCTCATGGCTATCTGGGGACAATTTGTCCCCACGAACGAGGCGAGCGCTTCATCCCGCTTGCGCATCTTCTTGAAATAATCGGTCGGATTCACGGTGTCCGTCAGAGCGGAGATCACGTCGAGAACGGAAAAATACCACGTCTCCGTCCGCTCGTCCCAAACGGTGCGCACCTTGCGGTCCTCGAACAACTGTATGGCCTGCTTTTGTGTCATAGGAATGTAGTTTTATTTATTCCTTTTCTTTTACCTCCAGCACCGTCCCGCACTTCGGGCAGGTGATTGTGTTCGTCGGGTACGTTGCTACTCTTCCGCCTTTTGCTCCGCTTGTTGGAATCCAATTTTGCGGGCGGGTTTGCGTGCCTGCGGTATCTTGACCGACAACGCCGCAATAGCGTTGTAGATATTATCAAGCTCCTTGCGCATATCTTCCGACAGATCGCTGACCGCCTCGGCATTGTCGGCGTCCACCCGCTCCAGTAACGCCAGTTTCGCCCGAATTTCGGCCAACTCGGCCGTTACTGTCGTCGTGGTCGTGATGTAGTTCCGCATCGCTACGAAAGCACGCATAATAGCGATACTTACTTGTATGGCAACGGAGCTTTTCAAAACAGCCGATAACATAGAAACGCCTTGCTCGGTAAACGCATAGGGGTTGCGGCGTAAACCCATCGTGATGGAATTGGTTATCACAATTTGTGATTTCCAATTTTCAGTTTCGGCATCTGTCAGTTGAAACATGAAATCGGGCGGAAAGCGTTCGATATTACGCTTTACCGCTTGATTGAGAGCGCTTGTTGTTACTTGGTACAATTCCGCCAAATCACGGTCCAGCATCACCCGCTGGCCTCGTATTTCGTAAATTTTGCTTTGGATGGGTTGCAGTTCCATATCGTCGTGTCGCTGTGGTTATTCCACCTTTATGGTTATCAATTTCCCGCAATGCAGGCAGGTCTTATTTTCGGTGTTTGATTTCGGATTCCAGCTCCTTTAACTGTTCCATATCCTCCCGATCGGCTTCGATTGCGGCCTTACGTTTTCTGCGGGCGTTGAACTCTTCATAAACCTGGTAGGCGAATGCGTCTTTTTGCTCTTTGCCAACCGTACCGGCATTGGGTAAAAGGGGCTGATCGTTCGATACCAGAATTTTATCTACGTTCTCCCTCCAAAATCCCATCGTAAGGTCTTTCCTGCTCTTTGCCCTGAACTCGGCTGTTTCGAGGAAGATCACAACCAACCGGTTCAAAGAATCGAGTTCGTCGTGTGTCAAGTAGTTTTTAGCAATAATAACGTCCTGCTTGCGTACTACGGCACCTTTCCAGGAGGTAAGCCCCATATTGGGAGCATTTGCATCGGCTCGTTGCATCACGATCTCCGCGGATGTATGTCCTGTTACGGCATAGAGGAGCTTATTTTGCGTTTCGGCATAAAACATTTGCGTAGCCTTGTCCGTCGTGTCGTAATCGCTGCTCAATGCAAACAGATCGCGCACCTTCTGATAAAATCGCTTTTCCGAGGCACGTATATCCCGAATGCGATCCAATAACTCGTCGAAATAGTCGGGGCGGCCGTCTGGGTTTTTCAGGCGCTCATCGTCGATAACGAAGCCTTTACGGAGATATTCGGCGAGATTGCGGTTTGCCCACTGGCGGAATTGCACGCCACGGATGGATCGGACGCGGAAACCTATTGCCAAAATCATTTCCAGTGAATAAAATTTTATTTGATACGATTTGCCGTTTGGGGCAACTGTTAAGTATTCCTTAATAGTTGATTCATCTGGTAACTCACCATCTTTTAATATGTTATTTATATGTTGGCTGATATTGGGAACAGAGGTGGCAAAAAGTTCTGCGATCTGTGCTTGATTGAGCCAAACGGAACCGTCGCGTGCTAATAAGGATACGCGACTTTTCCCATCCACCGAATTGTATAGGATCAACTCTTGCTCCATGATTATTTCCTTTCTTTGACCTCTAACACCGTACCGCATTTCGGACACATTATCGTGTTCGTCGGCTGAGGGGCGAAAAAATCCCCCACGTTACAGCCAATAGCAGCGGCGATACGTTCAAGCACTTCTACACTCGGATTCCCATTAATATGTTGGCTAAGTCCTACGGGTGTAATTCCCATTCTTTCGGCCACTTCTTTAACAGTTAAGCCGTTAGCTTTTATTGATCTCTTTATATCCATAGCTTTAAATGTTTGGTGTTGGTACAAATGTAGCTATAACTTTATTTTTCTACAAAAATAATAGCAAAAACTTTAATTTTTATTTGCATAATTAAATTTATAGCTTTATATTTGCATCAGAAAATAAAACCAATAGCTATAATAACTATGACAACGGCAACCTATACCACGATGCAAAACCTCGCCAAGCAGGCGGCAGCGTACATTACGAAGCTCAACGGCGAAGCCGAGACCTTCGAGATCGAGAGTAACGGTATTACGGCCGTTATCGCATACGACGCCGAGATCGTCGAGGACAAGGGTGACTACTGGACGGCGCCGAGCTGGTCGATCGAGGACGAAACGGTAGCCGTTGAAGCAGTTTATGACGAGGACGGCGAAGAAGACAAAGAAGCTGCTGACTGGTTGAAGAAAATGTTGAACTAACAAATAAAAACAATAGAACTATGAACGCATTTGCATTTAAAGTGATCGACGCGATCAACAGAGAAGGTATTGGCAATGAGGCATGGGGCCTTGTTGAAGAGGTAGATGACACCGTAGCCTATTTCGGCACAAGAGAAGAAATCGAACTGAAAGGCCAGTGGGCGTACGTCTATGCAGATAAAAACGACTTCTTCGGATACATCGACAAAGTCGAACCGACGAGAGTTCTACACGTTGAAGATTGCCAGTTGCTGCTTTACAAACTCGATTAAAAAGCCGTTCGGGCGGCTATAAACAGACCTCAGGCCCGAAGCGTGGCGGCACCTGCCGCCGGTGGTAAAAATGAAAGATATGAAAGACATAAAAATTGGCGACCCGGTGAGATTCGGACGCAATACTGGTGAATATCGAGGACAGTTCGATAAACTGAATATCGCAATGGTACTCGTTGGCAATAGGCTGTATTATGTTACATTTGAAAAAATTGAAAAGCTATGAAGACAAGAAAATCCTTCAAGGTGAACAGAGAGGCTGCGATCAAAATCGCAATGAACACAAACGGCATATCACGAGAGATCGCCAAGAAATACACAGACAGCGAGTTGAAAGAGTGCTTGCGACTACTCAAACTAAAAACCAACTTTTAACCTATATAACAATGAAACGAACCGACCTTTCCATCATCATGCGCACGGCGTGGCAGATGTGCCGCGCGACGGGTGTAACCTTTGCTGAGTGTCTGCATAAGGCATGGCAGGTGTTCAAATTGAAGATAAAGATGCGCGCGGGCATCGTGCAGTTCTTCTACCTCAAATCGAGTACGGGTGAATTGCGACAGGCATTCGGTACGCTTAAGGACGACTTATGCCCCGAAACAAAAGGTGACGACCGTAAGCCTAACAAACACCTCGTAACCTATTACGATACGGTTGCCGAGGGCTGGCGGTCATTCAGAATGTTCAACTTTGTAAAAGTTATATAATATATGAAACCAACGATGTACGTAGAAAAACGCAGCGATTTGACATTACTCAAAAAGGCATTCGAATTGACGGACGCGACATGTCACCGCACGCGGCTGAAGTGTGGGTGTAAAGCCTACAAAGGTGCAGACAACAATCGCGACGGCCTATTGATCGTCAAATATGACGCAGTAGTGCTTGAGATTATCCGCTGCAAAGGGTGTGTGAAGAAAAGACCTTAAAAATTGCAGCTCTCAATAAAAAATCGTATTTTTAATAAATAATTCAATAGTAAGATTTGCATAATGTGCCGAACGTGTCCACTTTTGCATCGAACAGATATATGCGGGGTAGTGCAGAGGTTACCACGGCGGGTTAGTGTCCCGCAGGCGCAAGTTCGATTCTTGCCCCCGCTACTAATGAAATTTACGGCTATGAAAATTTTAACGCTTATCATCAAACAAAAATGGTTCGACGCCATTTTGTCGGGTGAAAAAACGGTCGAGACCCGCGAAGTACGCCCGACCAACACGAAATACATTTCATACCGAGACAACAACACAGGCAAAGTCTACAAGAAAGACAGTGACGTGCCCGAATCGGCGTGGGACAGCGAGAAGGGCGTTGATACGGTTATCAACCACTACGATGCCATACAGTTCTGGGTAGGTTACGAAAAGAATCGCCCCGGCGCGCTGGTCGAAGTCAAAGGCGTCGAGCTGGTAGATGTTTGCGACGAAGAGACGAAAGAGCCGATTGTGTACGAGCACAACGGTAACGAATATACCATGACCGAGATCGACTACCACCTCGGCAAGGTAATCGAGAAAATGAATTGTTAAACCCTTAAAATCATTGCTGCACTCGAAGACGAAGACAAAAAACAGCAGAACAAATCGGGCAACAAACGCTACGTGCTCTTATTTCTAATGCAAATAGGGTAAGCGGTGGTGGTATTGATAGGTCAAATAGAATCATGAGAGCGAATGCAAAGGCATTGTTGCCCTATTATCAGAGAACAGGGAACAAACAAGCTGTCTCGGCTATGCGCTCCAGATTAGGGTTAGTCAATGGATAGAAAATAAACATTATTGTCAGACTTCTAAAATTCAAGCTGCACTCGAAATTCAGTAAGAAATCGAATCAATCGGACGACAGGCGCTAGCCGTGTTCGTTATCGTGCAGTAGGCGGTCGTGCGACGAATCGTGCCGGTCGTGCACGCGACATTCGCGCCGCCTTTGGCATGGCAACAGGTTAATCATGACCCCGATAGACCATGCAAACGAAGTGATTGCCTCTGTCCGTCAAAAAACGGACAGGGCGATCCTTTTTTATTCATGTGGCAAAGACAGCGAGGTATTGCTCGACCTAATGGCTCCGCACTTCAAAGAGATCGTTTGCGTGTTCATGTATTTCGTCAAGGGCCTCGACCACATTGACAACTATTTGCGAGCAGTCAAAGCTCGTTATGCCAATGTTACCATACTGCAAGTCCCCCATTGGACGTTGACGCGTGTTTTGCGTTGTGGGCTATACTGCATTCCTAACCCCAATGTAAAGCTGTTATCGTTGAAAGACGTTGATGAATCCGTCCGGATGAAGACGGGAATATCTTACTCTTTCTATGGAATGAAGCAGTCGGACGGAATGAATCGCTGTCTTATGTTGCGCGGATACGAGAACGAAGCTATAAGCAATACGAACAAGGTATATCCTCTATCCAAGTGGAAGAAATCGGACGTCATGGCCTACATCAAGGCAAAGAAACTGCCTGAACCCATATCCTACAACAAGAACAAATCGCAAGGTCTGACGTTTTTGCCGGAGGTATTCGATTACCTCCGCCGGCATTATCCGCAAGACCTCGAAAAGATTTACAAAGTATTCCCCTTATCCCGAAATATATTACTGCGATATGACGAAGAGAAAAGAGCAGCAGCCCAAATACAAGCAAAGTGAAACGGTCGTAATCAAGCGATCACAAATCAACTTTGCTCCATACAATCCACGCAAAGAAGACCCTGAAGTCATCAAGAAGCTCAAAAAGAACTTTAAAACTGTCGGCTATCTGGGCGGTATCGTATGGAATCAGTTGTCATCTTATCTGGTTTCAGGGCACAAGCGCGTACAGACGCTTGACATCATCAACAATTACGACGGGACACCTGAAACGGATTATGAGATCAAGGTAGAAGCTGTAGAGTTAGACGACAAGACAGAGCGCGAACAAAATATCTTCATGAACTCGCCCTCCGCAATGGGAGAATTCGACATGGAGAAAATAAAAGTACTTGTACCGGAAATAGACTATAAAGCCGCTGGCCTTTCTGAAGCAGACATGAACATATACGGTATATCCGTCATGCAGGACGAAATAAGTTCAGAACTGTCTGATACGTTAGGTGATTTCGAAGAGATACAACGACCGTTTGAGGAACGCAAGGCCGCGGTAAAGGAGATGAAAGAACAGATTCGTCAACAGGCAGAGCAAAAAGCGGAAGACATCGAATCCTATGTAATGCTCAACTTTAAGTCTTATAGGGCGAAATCATCATTCATGCTTCGGTTCGGGTTCAGGCCAGACGACAAAATAATCCCCGGCGAAATGTTCTCGGATATGGTTGAACGGGTCGAATAACGACAAAAACGACAGTATAAAAAATGGCAATGCCCTCCAAAAAACCGAAATTAGATACCTTTCGCAAGGTTGCAAATGCTTGCGGCGGTATTTTGTCAGACATAGCTGCTAATTTAGGTGTAGAGCGTAGCACAATTTACACATGGTGCAATGATGATGAGCAATTCGCCCAAGCCCTCGAAGATTCCCGTGAACGGTTCGTTGATTTGGCCGAAAGCAACCTGCGTAAATTGGTTGCCGGCGTTCCGGCCATCGAAAAGGACGAGAATGGCGAAAAGAGATTTGCCGGTTGGATCGAACGTCCCTCCGAAACAGCGATCATTTTCACTCTCAAAACACGCGGAAAAAAACGGGGATATGTAGAACGTCAAGAGGTTACAGGAGCAGATGGTGCCGAACTTATTCCACCTCGCACTCTCTCTCCCGAAGAGGCAAGACAATATGGGTTAAAACTTAACGAAGAGTATTAACGCACTACTCCGATTCGCGACATAGACATAGAGCGTACCTTCTGTCTTTCCGGTATGCTGAATTTCACCCGTTACATGTTCAAGCATAAGACGGGGATGCGGTTTATTGTCGGCGATCATCATCGCAAAATATGCGAAGCTCTTGACAAAGTCGTCCGTGGCGAAATAAAGCGTCTTATTATCAATATTGCGCCACGATATGGCAAGACCGAACTTGTCTCTAAGAACTTCATCGCCTACGGGCTGGCGTTAAACCCCCGCAGTAAGTTCATACACCTATCATACTCCGATGATCTTGTTCTCGACAACTCGAAAGAGATCAATGAAACGGTACAATCAGACTACTACCAGCGGCTTTTCCCTGAAGTAGTCGTCGAAAGCAAGAATGCTAAAAAGTGGTATACATCCGTCGGAGGCGGACTGTATGCAGTAAGTGCAGCAGGACAGGTTACAGGATTTGGTGCAGGTCAAGTAAATGATCCGTATAGGGAGCGGCGCGAAATGGGTGATTTTATTCCTGCGTGGGAAAGCGATTTTGCGGGAGCTATTGTTATCGACGACCCGATCAAACCGGAAGATGCACTATCCGAAACGATCCGCGAGCGGGTGAACAATCGCTTTGAATCGACTATCCGCAACCGCGTGAACTCGCGCAATACGCCTATCATAATCATTATGCAACGGCTCCATGAGCACGATCTATGCGGCTATCTTCAGGAGATCGAGCCGGAGGAATGGACGGTACTTTCGTTGCCCTGCATCTGGCATGACGAAAACGGACAGGAACAGCCTCTCTGGGAATTTAAGCATACGCTGGAGGAACTGCACAAAATCGAGAGATCGAACTCATTTGTCTTTGAAACGCAATATATGCAGAACCCGAAGCCGCTGGAAGGTTTGATGTATGGAGAGTTTAAGACATACGACATAATTCCATATGCAGCATCTATGAAGCGAAAGAACTACACGGATACCGCTGATACCGGCAGTGACTATCTGTGTTCTATTTGCTATACGGAAACTCCCATCGGCAATTTCGTGACGGACATTTTATATACACAGAAACCGATGGAATATACCGAGCCGGCAACAGCCGAGATGCTGTCCCGAAACAAGACGGAGATCTGCTACGTCGAGAGCAACAATGGCGGCAGGTCTTTCGGGCGCAATGTTGAGGCGCAGTGCCGAATAATCGGTAACAACTTTACATCGTTCAACCCATTTACGCAGACCGCCAACAAAAGGGTGCGTATTTTCACGCGATCGAATGAAGTGCAAAACCTTATTTATTTTCCGACCGGATGGGAGCACAAATGGCCGGAGTTCGCCTCGCATGTCAAATCATACCGTAAGCAGCAGGAGTTCAACAGCCATGACGACGCCGAAGATGCCCTGACCGGAGTAATCGAAAAGCGGGGGTATTTCAACAATGAAGAAGATTTAGACAAAGAGGATTTAGGAATTTGGTAAAAAGTACGGATATGGGATTTATAGACAACCTACTCAATGCGATACGCAATAAATATCTGAATGCAACCGGTGCAGAACGTGATCTGCTTACGCTTATCAAGGACAAAGACATTACACAGGCTCAAACACTTATGCAGAATCGCGATACGGAGGTTTTGCAGGCGATTCAGGAATATAACCCCGAACTCCACCGTATTATGCGAAAGGCCGATAAGATGCGGAAAGGCCAGGAGCCTTATCGTACCGAGAAGTTGCCTCGTGCACGACAGAAGTACATCAATGAGGTGGAACTATTCTTTCTGCTCGGGAATCCGATACGATGGAAGAAGGTGAACAACGAAGGTTCGGACGAGGCTTTCGAAGCATATAATCAATTTTTGCAAGATACACGATTCAACGTTTCCATGCGTAAAGCAAAACGCATTGCGGGAGCAGAAACTGAATGTGCCAAGCTCTACCACATCTATCGGGACGAGAATTTCCAACCGCAGGTAAAAGTTGTGGTAATTTGCAAGTCGAAAGGATACACCCTACGTCCATTATTCGACCTATACGAGAACCTCATTGCATTCGGGTATGGGTACTACCTTAAAGAGGGGACATCAACTATCGAGCATTTCGATATTCAAACACCTGATACGATCTACCGATGCAAACGAGGATCTCTTAATTGGGAGGTTATTGCAACTCCCAATCCAACCGGAAAAATCAATGTTATCTACTACCGACAGGATAAAGCGTGGGGAGGCCTCAACCCCCGCATAGACCGCGAGGAGGATATAGACAGCAAAATATCCGACACAAATAACTATTTCGCAGACCCTATCGCCGCAGCAACGGGCGATGTCGTAGATTTTTTGAAAGGTCGAGCCGACAAGCCCGGGAAAATGATTCGGATGACCGGAGCGGATTCAAAATTCGAGTACATCAATCCACCGACCTCTTCCGAGACGCAGCAACGGGAAAAGGAAGACCTCGCGCAGTCCATCTTGTTCGACACTTTCACGCCCGAGTTTACACCCGAGAAAATGGCTGGGCTGGGAACTTTGTCGGGCGAAGCGATCAAACGCGCGATGGTACTGGGATATATCAAGCGCGAAAATAATAAAGAGATATACGACATAGCCGTAGATAGGGAGAAAAATCTTATTCTCGCTATTATGATGAATGTAACCCATATTCATTTGCGTCCTGATTTGGCTGCGCTCAAAATAGAACACGAATTTGCCGAACCGTTCAATGAAGATGTCACCGCACGTTGGGCGGCTATAGGCCGTGCTGTGCAGGATGGCGTTATGTCGCTGGAAAAGGGCGTTGAACTAATGGGAACGGCCGATGATGTTACCGCTGAAATCGAGCGAATAAAGCAAGCGAAGGCAGAGGCATCTATGAACAATATTATAGAGCCAACATTCTAATTCGAAACGATGCCCGGATTGAATTTGAAAGCCGCCCAATGGGAGCAACAGCATAAAACGCATGTCGAAGAATATCTACGACAGATAGAGGCTTTGTATGATGTGGCCTCGGATGAATTGATTCGACTGGGAATGGGATATAAATATCAACCCAATACGGGGCGATTGTTCGCCTTCTCATCAAACAAAAGCCGTAGTAAACAAGCCGATGCCTCGTTATCTTCATTCCGAAATAAGTTGTCCACTATAATTACAGCGGGGATCACTTCGGAATGGTTTTTTGCCAACGACAAGAACGATTCATGGGTAAAACAACTATTCGACAATCCGAAAAAAGGATGGATGCTTCACAATCTCGGTGCACTTGAGGCATTTCAACGTAGAACAACTTACGGGCATAATTTATCCGAAAGAGTTTGGAGTATCGCCAAGCAGTTCGAACGGCACATAGAATTATCCTTATCTATAGGTATCAGCGAAGGCCGAAGCGCTGCCGATATAAGCCGTGATGTACGCGTCTATCTGAATGAGCCGGACAAACTATTTCGACGTGTCCGAAATGCGTTCGGCAATCTTACCCTGTCGAAAGTGGCGCAGGCTTATCACCCTGGGCAAGGCGTTTACCGGTCATCTTATCAGAATGCTATGCGTATGGCTCGCACCGAAATAAACAGCGCTTATCGTGAAGCCGACAGTATCCGCTGGCAACAACTTGATTTTATTGTCGGATATGAGGTAAAAACATCAAAATCGCACGTACAGTGGCTGGCAAAGTTCTGGTATCCGCGCTTCAAAAAAGGGCGTGCGCCGCTGGAAATATGTGACGCAATGGAGGGAAAATATCCGAAATCTTTCAAATTCATCGGGTGGCACCCGAACTGCAAGTGCTATGCAGTGCCAATTATAGCCAACGAGGGCACGGATAGGGATTTTTGGGAGGAACCGCTGAATGAGGTCAAGGATGTGCCCGACAACTTCAAACGATGGGTCGAGGACAACACCGAAAGAATCGAAAAGGCGAAGAATTTGCCGTATTTCATAGGGGAAAACAAAAAACACTTCAATGATTCGCTGTTCATCAATCGCGATGCCGTATAACTCTTGGCAAAAGCGCAGTACGTAGGGAATAAGTTGCAAGGTGTTGCATAAGGAGTTGAGGCAAAGTATGAGGCATCGTGCACGCCTATAAACTACAAAAGCAAGAATAGCATCGTTCGCAAGGTGAAACAGGAAAGGCAAAATCTATTAACACCAGGTTTCATCGTCCATTTGGCGGACATTCTCTCCGTCACTGTAAGCACTGTTCCAAAATGAAACACCCTTTGTCCGGCGAAATAGTGCGTCGGTTAGGCGTGAGGTTGTTGCTATTCACCACATCCAAGAGGAGAAATGCAGTAAAAACGGAATGACCGACGGAAATAAGATGTGCCCCGCCGATCATTCCAACTAAAATAGGGACAGTCGCGAAATAGGCTTAAAATTATAACAAATTGATTGTCAATGTGAT